CTTCTCGGCGATCGCCAAGAGCGCGGCGCCGCTGTCGACCTTGGCGACCTTGGCGCAGGCCATGATCGAGGCGACGCGCGTGACGAGCGCGTAGTCGCCGTTCACGGGCTTGTCCGGCAGCGCGCCGGCCACGAAGCCGGGAGGAGGATTGTGCTTCTCCATCAGCTCCTTGCCCTTCGCCTCCATCGCCTGACGATGCTCGGCGAGAGCGCCGCCGATGACGTCCTTGATCGACGCATCGAGCTCTTTCTTCGTCATGTTGATGACCGGGGCTCCCATGTTTTCTCCTCCCCTCGCGGGTTCGTTTCGTCAGTCGAGCCGGCCCGTAGCGCGGCGCATGAATGATTGCTCCTGCTCCGCCAGCGCGGGCAGGACGTCGGTGGCGACGAGCTCGCGCAGCTCGGCGCGGAATGCCTCCTGAGTCAGCGGCTGGCCGTCGACGTGGATCACGGGTTCGTCGGCGCCGGTGCTGGTATCCGCCGCCGCCGGAATCTCGATCCCTTCCTCGGCAGCGATCGCATCGGCCTCTTTCGCGAAGCCGAAGAGCCGAAGCGTGGCGACGAGCTTCTCGGCCGGCAGCGACTCGGCCTTCATCGAGCGGCGGAGGCCCGCGCACGACGCAACGAACCCGTCCCACGACTCCGGCGAGCGATCCCAGGGGGCCACTTCGCCGAGGCTCCGATAGTGCTGGCCGATGAAGCGGCGGATTGCGGGAAGGTCGGCAGCCGGGATGTCCTTCTCGCCGAGGCGCGCGCTTGCGACGCGTACGGACTCGATCGACTCCAGCGTGTGCGCCTTCTCGTAGGCGGTCGCGCCCTCGCTCTTCGAGCAGTCGGGGCAGATCTCCTTCGGCAGGAAGGCGGTGAGCCCGTCGGCGATGACGGGGTGCTCCTCGCAAAGGTCCTTCGCGTTGCTTGCCACCGGAGCCTCCTTCCCCTGCTCGGAATCGCTGCGCCGGAACTCGATGTTGCCCCCGCCGTCGACGCTGAGCGCGATCGTCTCCGGCAAGCTCGCCTGCGCGTCCTTGCCGAGCGGGATCGACCAGGCCTTCTCGGTCCGAACGACGCGGTACATCGCCTCGGCGTCGGCGCGCTTCACCCAACCGCCGGGCCCGTCGATCCGATCGAGGAGGCTCTCGGCGTAGGTCTTCAACGCCTTGACGTTGATGCCCTCGGAAGCGGCGCGGATGAGCGCGTTCGCGTTCGCCGGCACGGCGACCATGGAGTGCTCGAGCAACTCCTGGGCGTTGAAGTTGTAGCCGCCGCGCGTCTCGTCGAACATCCACTCCATCGGGTCGAAGCCAACGGACGTGGCGCGCATGAAGCGCCCGCGGTAGAGCGCGTGGATGACCTTCGCCAGCTCGAACTCGTCGACCGCGAACTGATCGATGGCGATCAACTGCCGGTCACGGACGACGACGTCGACGGCCTGGGCGACCGAGAGGCCGGCGTAGTCGTGACCGACCAGAACAACCGGGTTCGCCCGATAGTTCTCGAGCTTCCACCCGGTGAGGCTGATCACGTCCTTGTCGCGATCGACGGAATCGTCGGAGATGACGAATTCGAGAGCGTTCGGGATGCCCTCGACCTGCTTGGCGGGATGGGCGAGGCCCTTGCGGAGACAGGCGTGGGCGGGGGCTTGGCCGCTCTTGACGAGCGTTCCCCACTCGCTTCGTTCCATGATCCCCGCGGGCTCGTTCGGCACTTCGTTCTCTCCCGAGCCCGGGAGGGTTTGAGCAAAAGAAAAAGGCCGCCCGGGCTCTTGTCCCAGAGCGGCCTCTTTTTGGGCTTGCTCTCGTGTCTTGTGATTACGCGACTACGGGTAGCACCAAACTGCGGGTGGAGTCAAGCGGCGATTCGTCATCGCGACGTCGAGCGACGCCGTCTTGCTGTCGCCATCAACTCCTGAATCGACTCGTGCATCTCGGTCGTCCTTCGCAGCCTCGCCCTCGTCGCGCGGTTCAGCTCTCGGCAGAATCGTTGCAGCGTCGGGCTCGAGCCCTGGCCGTGGCGTGGAATCTTGCCGTGCTTTCGGCTGCCAATTCCGCCGCGGCCGGAGATCATCTCGGCGTCTGCACCTCGAGCACGCGCGGCACCGCTCGCACGTGCTGCTCCTCGAGCCTGACGGTTAGTTTCCCGTTCTGCGCCGCGGCCGTCAGGCAGAAGTAGTCGTGGTCGCGCATGCGCGGCAGCAGCTCGGCGATCAGCTCGACCAGCTCGGCTTCGCGATCGGTCGTGACGTGGATCAGGCGACCGTCGCGGGTGCGGATTGCGGCGGGCTGGCTCACGGGGTTGCCCCTGCCGCCATCGCGAACAACTCCGCCAGCGTGCAGTTGCTATCGCTCGGCCCCTGCGCAGCGCCACGCTCACGGAGCCACGCTTCTGCTTCCGTGCCCGAGAACCTCCCGAACTCGACCCTCCCCATGCACCTCCCCTGCCTCGTCAGCGAGTCGTCGAGCGCTTCTTCCGTCGTCGCCGTGATGAGCATCGCGAGGCGGAGGCCCTGGCCGATGAAGCCTTCGAGCGCATTCAGCACGCGCGATCTGCTCGCCCCGCCGATCTTGCCAGTCGCGATGTCGTCGGCGTCCTCGAGCACGAGCACGCGCGGCGCGTCGTCGCCAAGCAGCACGGAGAGCATGTAGTCGGCATCGCCGAAGAACGTGTCAGGATCGACGATGTAGTGCGCCTCGATCCCGCGCTCTGCCCAGGCGCGGAGAAGCGCACGGATCGCGTACGTCTTGCCTGTTCCCGGCGGTCCGAGGAAGAGCAGCAAACGCTCCGGGCTCGCCTTCTCCAGCGCAGCGAGGGATGCACGCGTCACCTCGGGATAGTTCGTAGCGATGTCCGAGAACGTCGGCGCGTCGATCTGGCGGTAGCGCACCTGCGCCCCGAACGTCGGGTTGTACGACCAGAACGCAACACGGATCGCTCCGGCGGCGCGCGTCGGCGGCGGGAGGATGCGAGCGATGTCTCGCGCCACGCTGCGCGCCTGCTCGGCCTTCTCGCTCGCGACTGTCCACGAGACGAAGCCGTCGCCAATCTCCAGGAGCACGAGAGCGCCGTTGAACTCACTGACGATGTGCTCGTAGCCTTCGCCCTCGGTCTCGGCGATGACAGACGCGCCGTAGCGCTCGAAGAGCCAGGCTGCATCGGCTGACGTGGCGCGGCTGCCGCTCGCCATGAATACGCGGCCCGCCTCGCGGCTTCGCGCGTAGAAGATCGCGCCGGCGGCGTGGTAGAGCTGGAAGCGGGAGGTGTCGGTGATCAGGTTGGTGGTCGCGCCGCTAGGCATGTCCGACCTCGGGCGGCGCTAGCACGATCGCGCGCTCCTCGGCGGTCAGCGGCCCGCCCACCACGATCGCCATGGCCGCCAGTCGATCGTCGTCGTTTGGCGCGAATGGACGAAGTGCTTCGTTCAACCTCTCGGTCAAGTCGCGCTCCTCGTCGGTCATCACGCTCGCTCCGATCGCTTCAGTTCTCCGCGCTCAACGGCGGCGTGGAGCATCTCTCCTGTCGGGTTGTCAGGCAGGGGACGCCAGAACTGCGGCGCCGAAGGCAGAACCCGAACGTCAACCCATCCCCCCCGTCCCGGTAGCACCGCCAGAAACCTACCGAGCGGAAACTCCGCTCGAACGGTCTCCGGCTCGTAGGGCTGCAGCGCATTTCTCTCGCCCACATAGACCAGGCCACGATCCCAGAAGAGGAAGAGCTGCTTCCCGGACTCCGCCGTCCGTGCTGGCGGCTCCGTCTCGGTTACGGGCCGCCATCCCTCGGGGGCGTCCATCACCGATCAACTCTCAGCCACGACGAGACAACCGCGTTCGCGCTCGACGCCGTCACCCTCACACGCATCTTCGCGCACCACTGCGTCACCTCGAACGCGCCGTCCGCTGCCGTGAGATCCGTCGTCGATCCGCCCGGACTCGTCGGCACGGCGAACTCAGGGCCACCCCATGTGTCGATGGGCGTGCAGAGCAAGTTGACCGTCGCGCTCGTTCCCGTGCGCTTGATCGGCACCGTCTTTCGCCCACCACCGGCCGGCAGATACTCCGACGTGCAGGGTGGTGTCGGGCATGGATGCTCGACCCAGAACGAGCCGCGCTCGTCTTTCGTCGGTGTTGGCGTAGCCGTCTTGGTCGGCGTCACCGTCGGCGTGTCGGTGACCGTCGGTGTCACGGTCGGTGTTGGCGTGCGCGTTGCCGTTGGCGTTCGAGTCGGTGTCGCCGTCGGTGTGTTGGTGGGAGTGTCGGTCGGCGTCGCGGTTGGGGTTGGAGTAGCCGTCGGCGTCGCAGTGTCCGTCGCCGTCGGCGTGTCCTCCGGTGTGTCGGTCGGTGTCGGCGACTGCCCGAGCGCCGGCGACACCAGCGCGAGCAGAAGGCCCAGGCCCAGCAGAATCGTTCCCCGTCTCATCCCGTCTTCCTCCTCCTCCTCGGGGCACTTTTCTCTTTCCGCTCTTTTGCCGATCCGAGCAAGTCGACGATACGGTCGCGCTTTTCCTCAACCGTCAGGTGCGCCCACGGCTCGGACCCGTCCGGCGTCGTCGGCGCAACCTTCGTCGGCTTGTACCATCCGAAGTGACGCGTGATCTGATCGAGTGCGGTTTGCTTGTCCCAAAACTTGAACTCGATCACTTCGACGGGTTGCGCCGTCTCGCCGGTACCTTCGACACAACGCCTCACCTTGATCGAGGCGATCGCCTTCAGCGCAATCTTCGGAATGTCACTGGGCCGACGGAGAATGAAACGGTCCCCGTCGACATCGAACAACTGCGATAGGTCTGATTCGGCGATCGGCTCGAGCTGAGAGATCACTCGCTCCTGCGTCCATTCGGTCTTTTTCGACAGCGCATCGCGCGCCTTCTGGATAGCGGCGGCTATACCAGGTTTTGCCAGGTTCTCCGCCGCAATCTGATTCGCCGTTCGCTGGCTATACCCGGCGCGGATCGCCGCCTGTGTTGCGTTGAGGTCGACGAGGTACTCCTCGACGAACCGTTGCTGCTTTGCCGAGAGCTTACCCACGATTCCTACGCCCCCGCTTCCCCGCTCGCTGCCTCTCCGCCCACGCCGTCGATCCTGACCCGATTCCCCCACGCGCGCCGGATCAACCGCGCGATCTCGCCGAGCAGCGGGATCTGCCGCTCGCGGTGCCAGGAGATCTGGTCGAACGCCTTGAAGAGCTTCTCTCGCGTGTCACGGTGGCGGACGCGCTCCTCGATCAACACGAGAGCGATCTGTCTCGCTGCCGGGTCGCTCGTCTCCTTGGCGAAGCGGCGGATGATGTCGTCACTCGGAATTCGCGTTACCTGTCCCATCGGTCCTCCTCGGGGTTGAAGAAGGCGGGGGCAATGCCCCCGCTCTCGTTGTCGCTCGCTCCTCAGCCCGCCCAACCGCTCGCGCTGCATTCGGGCGCGGCGGCAGTCTCCATCACGAGCCCGCTCTTCAGCGCCTGCAAGAACGCGTACGTCCCGGCGTGCACGACGCTGCCCGGCTCGATGGCGTTCGTGATGTCGGCGTCGAGAGACACGAGCAGGACCTTCAGCAGCGAGAGCCCACGGCTCACGCGCTTGCCCCACTTGCCGACGGGCCGGAGCGCCGTCTCCAATTCGGGCAGCGACGGGCTCGACGTGAGCAGCAGCGATGCCGCCGCATCGACCGATGCTCTCGCCTGCATGACCTCATCGCTGCCAAGGTCGCTGATCTCCTCGGCGGCGAACTGGCCGGCCGCCTCGCCGATCGTCGTTGCCTTCGCGATGTCCTTCGGATCGGGGTTGTCGCCGCTGAAGACGCTCCCGATCTTCGAGCCGCATCCAGAGACCATGAGCATCGCGGCGATCGCTACCGCCACCGCTTCCCTCGTCCACTTCATTCCCAACATCGTCCTACCTCCTCGTCTCGGCCGGCCGTCGCCGGCAGGTTGATTTGCTCCTCACTCCGGACACACGCACCGACACGGCGCCTTGCACTGGCCCGCCGTTGAAGTCTTCGTCGGGATCGGTGTTCGGGTTGGGATCGGTGTCCGTGTCGGCGTTGCCTTCGTCGCCGTTCGCGTCGCTGTTCCCATTCTCGTCGCCGTGCTCGTTGCACTCGGGGGCACGACCGTAGTCGACGTCGGGATCTGGACTGGTGCCGCTGACTCCCACACCTCGATCGCGTTCGCGGCGCAGTTTCCCGTGCGCGGATCGACGCCGGGCCCCGAGTCATCGCGGAGCACATGGAGAACGCCGTCGACAAATTCCGGGTTGAAGTACGTCGTGCCCGGATTCATCCGCTGGAGCGCTGCGCCGGTCCTCGCGTCATAGAGCGCGATGCCGTCGGAGGCGACAGCGATCACGTCGCCGCTGGCCGCGAGAACGAGCTGCTCCTGGAGGCGTTCCGGCCAGTACGGGCAACTGTCGCGGCGCGGCACGATCGGCGCCGGCGAGGACCAGAGCACGTCGAGCGTCGTTCGATCATAGGCGCGGATCTCGGGCCCGTCGATCGTCCAGGCAATGGCAACGATGCGGTCGGGACCGACGAGAGGCGCGTCCTGGATCGTGAGCGGCACCTGCCCGACGTCACGCTCGGCCACGATCTCGAGCGTCGGCAGCTCCAGCGCAGCGAAGGCGCGTGAGGCGCCACCGACCTGGATGAGCCCTTGCGGGAAGCGATCGTATTCCGTCTGCCGGTAGGTGTAGAGCCGGACCCCGTCGGTTGAGAGCGATCCCCACGATCCCGGCCGCGAGAAGAGCCGCGCATCCGCACCACGCTTGGAGGTTTCCCACGTGCAAAGCCCATCGGTGCACGGCGGTGGCGGCGCGATCAGACGATCCGGGAAGGCCGCGCTCACGACCGTGTTGGTGACCAGGTAGCGGCCGGCGTACACGGCATCGTTGGCGATCGAATACCCGAGAGGCTCGCGGTGCTGCTCTGCCGCGGCGTTCGGGACTCTCCCGAGCCACGACCAGAGACAACCGAGGTTCGGGTTGCCGTATGGCATCGCGTAGCGGCAGAGGTACTGACCGCCGCCGTGCCACTGCCGGCGGGAGATGTGTGTGAGCTCGCTATCGTCGTCGCGGCACGTGATCGGCCCGAAAACGTCGCTCTCGCGCCGCATCGAAACGAAATCGTTCGTGAAGCGTAGAAAGCCCGACTCCATCAGGAACCCACCAACGTGCGCGGTCCCAAGCCTGCCGGCGCTCGGCGAGACGTAGGAGCTGAACTGGCAGGGGTGGTGTCCGGAGTCGGTCTCGATGCCAGCCTTCGGTGAGTACGACTCGAGCCAGTAGAGCCGCGGCCGATAGGTCGTCGACGATGGCCCGACGTCTTTCCAGCCGCGGCAGCGGTCGACGTAGGCGAACCACTTGCCCGAACCGTGCGCGAAGCTCGGATCGCCGCCGACGACGCTGCCGCCAATCATGGCGACGCAGTCGCGAATCGTGAGCGTGTCGATCTGCACGGCATCGGTCGGCGTCCACTCGCCGGAGAGGAAGCGTTGGATCCTGATCTCGTTCGTCCGCACGAGCGGAGCCGATACCTGCGTCTGCGCCCAACCGGAGTGCCGCTCGTCGCGGCGGAATTGGCTCCAGTCCTCGGCGAACGCGGGCGCCGGAAGCAGAGAGACCATGAGCAGCAAGACGGCCAGCATCATCGCACTTCACCCGATCCACGAAGCGCTGTTTCGTGAGCCTCGACCTCGTCGAGAAACTGCTCAGCGAGCAGCGCGCACGTCGCCGTGTAGCTTGCCGTCGCCTGGGCCTGCTTGATCGCCTCAAGGTCGGCGATGAACTGCGGCGTCGCCATGATCGAGATGCGTTCTTCGTGGCCGGGATGAGTGCCGCCGCATTCGCGTGATACGATCGGCGCCGTTTTGGCGATCTCGGCGGCGACGTTGGGTGTTGCGGCGCGGTGGGCGGCGGCGCCTATCGCGATGCCGGTCGCCATCGTCAGGGCTCCGAGCGTGATCGGTGTTCTCATGGCTCGCACCTTTCCGGGTGTGTCAGCACCCGCAGTAGGAGCTGCCTCACGTGCGCAGGCGCGCAGCAGCCGGCCCACGCGACCGCGGCCTCGCAGTCGGCGCGCACCAGCGCGTCACCGCCCGTCGCGTCCGCCGCTCGCGCTCCCGCCGCGTCGCGGACCGCTGGGCCCTCGGTCAGCGGCGGTAGCGGTAGCGGGTGGGTGGCGCAGCCGGTGAGCAGGGCGGCGAGTAACACCACGCACGCCGCGACCGCCTTGCGCCGCCTCTCGGCGTGGTATTGACGCGCCGCCAGAACTCCGACCACGGCAGGAATGACAACGAATCCGCCGTGATCCCAGACGTGTTCGAGTATGCCTGCGACGGCGAAGGTGATCTCCGCCGCAAGCACGCATAAACCGGCCGCGAAAATCCCGAATCCGAACGCGTCGAGAAACCGCGCCATGGTGTTCTTGCTCATGCGATCCTCCGAATCGGCACAACCTTCGCCGGCCTGACGTACATCCGCGCCGACACCTCGCGCCGCGACGGCAGCCGGTGGTCCCTGCGAGCCCGTGTCACGTAGTCGGCAACCTGGATCTCGGCCGCGCGCGTCCCGTCGAGCCAGCACGCAAGCGCCTCGATCCGGTCGGCGAACGAGTCTCGTGACAACGCTCGGACGAATCGACGCCAATGCGGATCGCGCGTCGCTTCGTTGCGCTCGCGAAGACTCGCCCACGGGAGCTGGTCGACGCGGGCGAGAAACCGCCAGGCCGTCGGCGGTAGGCGTTCCCAGCGCATTCAGTGCCTCCCCTGCCGATCGGCCAGCGCCACCTGGTACGCGGCGGCTGCCGCCTCGCAGTCGTCGGCGTCGAGCTCGATCACCACGAGCACGTCCGACGGCGAGGCCGCGAAGATCACGCGGTTGCCGTGCACGCCTTCGACGACGATGCGCCCCGGCTCCGCTTCGAGAAGCCTCCCGCCGGCGTGGTGGCCTGAGCGGAGCGTGATTGAGACCCAGCGGCCGAGGTGCTCGGTGAGGATATCGGGGGCTTGTTGTGGAGCTTTCGCCTTGCGGGCTCGCCACCACGAGCGGATCCGCGAAGGCACATAGCCCGTGAGGGCGCTCAAGAAAACGAACCAGCAGGCGGCGACGACGAGGATCCTTGCGATCTGGCTCGTATCGCTCATGCACACTCCAGGCTCGCGAACTCGTTTCGCGTCGGCCGCTCTTCACCGCACTCGGAGCACTCCCAGCCCCCGCCCTTCGCGTGTTCGAGCTTGTGGCGCGGCTTGCGGTCGATCAGGTCGTAGCGCCCGGGGCCGAGCTTCCGGACCCTTTCGCCCTTTCGCGCCGCGGCGCCGAGGGTCGTGTCGACGCTCGCGGGTGTGGAGCCGATGCGTTCGGCGATCTCGGCGGCGGTGAGAGGGCCTGCCGCGAGAGCTTCGACGGCGCGGTCGGTGATCGTGCCGGTTGAGCGCGGGCGTGGTGGGGCGGTGACTTCGACCGAGGCGGTCTGGACCGCAGGAGCCGGCTCGTCGCGTCTCAGCGTTGCGATCAGGTTCTCGATGCCGTTGACGACGGACTCGAGGCGCTCGACATCGGCGCGCGCCTGGTCGAGCTTGCGACGGCAGTCGGCGCCGGCGCGCTCGAGGCTTTCGATCAGCTCGGCGTTGCTCATGGCTCAGTGCACCGCGCCCTTCTCGATCGCCTCGCGCTGCTCACGCGGCAGGCGCTTGCGGTCCTCACGCCGGGCAATCGTCACGGCGTCTTCGACCGTGGGCGGTTCGTCCCGGCCGTCGTCGATGCGCTCAGCCGCCCCCTGCACGGCGCCACCGAGCCGCTTTCGCAGATCCCGCAGCAGCGCGGCCGTCTCGGGCCGCTTGTCCTCGAGCTCGCCGGTGATGACCTTGCCGATTTGCACGGGCTCTTTCGTCGGCGGTGCCGGGAGCTGCGGGAGCGCCCCGGCAGACGCCGCTGATTCGCGCATGGTGCGCTCGAGGATCCCGCGGTAAAGCTGCAGAAAGTGCGCCCGGTCGGCCATCTGGTTCGTGCTCATGCAGAGCGTTCGCCAGCCCATCGAGTCGACGGCCATCCGGGTCAGCGCGTGCAGTCTCGACGGCTCGCCGTAGCTGCCGACGCGGGTGATCTCGGCGAGCACCTGGCCCCACGCCTCGTCGGGAGCGGGGAGTGAGACACTCGAGGCCTTGGCGTGGCGCTCGACGATCATGCGCCGCAGGTCTGCGCAATCGAGGCGTTCGCTGCTCGAGCGCATCCAGTCCATCGCGACCGCCTTTGCGACGTCGAAATCGAGATCCGTGATCAGCTCGGCGTAGAGTTCGATCTGCCGCGTGGTCCACGCCGGCACCGGGTAGCGGGCAGCGACCATCAGGGTGATGTCTTCCGCTTGTTCGTAGGTCATGCGTTCCCCTTGGCGGCGCGACGAGCCAGCACCTCGTCGATCGCGGCATCGGTGGCGCCGGCGGCGAACTGCTGCCCGGGCTTCCGCGCGGAAGTGCCAGCGGCTTTCACCTCCGCGTCGATCCTGGTCAGCCGCTGTCGCTCGTTCTGGAAGAACCACCGGAGCCACGAGTACGGGTTTCCGCGGCCGTTCGATTTCGATTTCCGAATCGCCGCTTCGCCATCGGGGCCGGAGAGGCTACTGGCCGCCTCGATCAGTGTCGGAAGGAACGGGACAGTGCCGTAGCCGCGGCGGATGTCGTAGAGCGCCTGCGCTGGATCCAGCAGCTCACGCAGGTAGGGTGTTGCCTTCGCGATCTCAACCGCTTCGGCAAGTTCGCCGTCGACGACGACGGGCTTTTCCGCCCTGGTAGTAGATTCATCGTCGTCTACTTCTCCAGAAAGATTCGATACAAAATCAGTTACTGGAGATGGAGTAGGAGAAGGAGGGTTACAAAACCCTTGGCCCGACCCTTCGGGCAGACCCTTACCGCCACCCTTACCCTGACCCTTACGGTCACCCTTATCAGTACCCTTACCCTGACCCTTACCTCCCCAGCGCTTCTCGGCCGACCTCTGGCCGCCCCTTGAGCCGCTCTCTCGGGCCTCGATTTGGGCCTGCCTAACAGCGTAGAGCTTCGCGTTGATGAGCCGTTCCGGCCGCTCCGGGTGTGGATCGAAGCAGGCCAGGATCTCAGTCTTGAGGCGCCCCCAGCGCTGCCCAAGGGTCGACAGGTTGGCCAAGAGTCGATCGTCCCCTGGCAATGAGCAATCGTCATCCGCCCAGGCATGGCAGAGAAGGCGGATGTAGGCGCCCTGCTGCTCTAGTGTCATGAGCGCGATGCGCGTCGATCCGAGCCAGTCGGAGGCATAGAACTGGAACGCTGGAGGGAGTCCCTTCGCCATCGCTACGCCGCCCTCCTGCGCCCGATCTCCCGATTGAGGTACCAAGCGGCCTTCTCGAGATCCGTGAGCGCGTCACCCTTGCGGTCGGCCCGGGCGACGTACTTGACGACGTTGCCGAGATTGAACCCGAGCCCCCACGCCTCAATCGCGTCGATCACCTCAATGCCACCGGTGACGTAGTGGGCGGGATGGTTCACCGGATCGGTAGGCATCCCGTAGCGACTGTCGCGACTGCACCATTTCGGGCACGGTCCTGCCGTGAGGCCGTGCACGTGCATGGCGGTGGGGCCGATTTCCATCTACGCCGCCCTCCCCCCAGCCCGATCCTCGCCCTTGCGCTCCCGCGGCTGCGGTGGATGCGTCCGCGCGCATTCCCCCTCGTGCCCAAGGAGCCGCCCGCACGCCGGGTTCTCGCAGAGCCCAATCGATCGCCGACGCGCCCTGTCGCCGGCGCCGAACGGATGGAGCGGCTCTTTCGAGGGCAGCAGATCGACCTTGATCCGCCCTGCGGTGGCGAGCTTCACGAGGTCGCTGACCCGCATACCCTGGCCGCCCTTCTCGATGTTTCGGAGCCAGCTCTCGCCGACGCCGGCCAGGATCGCGAAGCCTTTCACGCTGAAGCCGCACCGGAGCCGGAGCTCGCGGACGCGCTGACCGAGACGCACGTTGAACTCGTGCTCTGCCGGCGTCATTCCCACACCTCGGCCCGAGCCTGGGCCCGCGCCGTCTCGAGCATCGAGTTGAACTTGCCTGGCGGGAGCTGCATCCCGGCGAGCGTGACGAACTTCGCGTTGACGGCGCTGTCGTCGCTGAGATCCGGATCGATCCAGAGGGGCAGCGCGACAGCACAACCGGCGCCGAGGATGAAGCCGACGATGCCGGCGGCGATCACGAGACACCTCCCCACCACTTCTTGCCGCAGGCCTCGCAGTCGATCCCGAGCCCACCGGTGAGCACGAGGTCTCGCACCTCGCCGGCGACATCGATCCCGAATCGACCAAGCCACGAGCGAAACCGCTTCGACGGCCAGACTGGGAGCCCGGTGGCCTCGTCATCGTCCCAGGCGCCCGAGAGCGCAGCGCAGAACGGACAGCGGCAGCGGATGAGCCCGCGGGCGAGCAGCTCCGGCAGGGCGGCACCGAGGGCCGTCAGGCGACCGAATAGGCCGTCGGCAGCGAGAAGGCGCACCGGGGGCGCCGGGGTCTCTGCCGCCTCTTCCTTCCTCTCCACTCCCTCGTCCACTTCCTTCTCCGCCCCCGGATTCTGCTTGCACGAGTCCGGGGCTTCAGGTACGATTTCCATCGTTGAGCCTTTCTCGCCCGGATCGGACGCCGCCAAGCTGGCCGATCCGGGCGTTGCTGTTTTGTGGGCCTGCTACTCGGTCGGGTTCGGGTTCTCCTCGTTCGCCGGGTTCTCCGGTGCCGGCGGCTCCCCTCCCGGCGCCGCGATCGCCGCCGCGAGCTTCTCGGTCATCCCGTCGATCTGCGCCTGATGCGCGTCGAAGAGCGCCTTCTGCTCGTCGGTGAGTCCACCGGCCGCCTCTTCGAGCTGCTGGCGCAGATTCGCCTCCGAGGCGCGGAGAACGCCGAACGCGGCCACGGCCGAATCGACCACGCCCGCCAGCCGTTCCACCTTCTGCAGGGATTCCTGCAGCTCGTCGTCACGAAGTCCCATCATCCACCTCCTGGTTTGTTGCCGCCGCGGCGTGCGGTTTTTTCGTCGCGACGGACGGCCGCGTCGAGTTTGTCCGTCGATTCATCGAGCAGTTCGTTGATGCGCCGCTTCGTTGCCGCCTCGCGCTCATGGCGCCGGCGCCGGTCGTCGAGCGCGGTGTGGATCAGCGCCAGGACGAGCGCGAGAGCGACGCAAGCGGCGACGATGGCGAGGGCGGTCAGCATCGAGCCTCCGCTGGCCGGCGCAACACGTACCACCACGGCACCACGGACGACGGCCGATGCGAGCACGAGACGACGTGCCAGCCGACGAGGACGAGGCGCACGGCGCGCGTGTAGTCGGTGATGGCGTAGTCGTAGGTCATGCGGTGGCCTCTTCCTGTTCGGCACTCGACCCAATCAGGTCGAACAGCGTCGGCGTGGCGATCTCGCGATCGACGGAACGTACGTGTTCAACGCCGTCGTCGAAGTAACTTCCGTTCAATTCGACGCCGATCGAGCGGCGACCGAGCTTCGTTGCGCAGTAGGGCACGGTCATGAGGCCGCCGAACGGATCGAGCACGTGATGCTGAGGCCCAGCTTCTCCGCGTCGCGGCGGAATTCCTGGCGGACGCCGAGCGGCGCAACGATCAGCGCACGGCCGCCGACGCGTTCGGTGATCAGCCGCAGGATCTCGAGCTGCATGAACGTCTTGCCGAGCCCGAAAGCGGCGAAGATGGCCCGCCTTCCTCCCTCGACCGCCCAGCGAACGATCGCCCGCTGGTGCGGCTTCAGCATCGGGTTGATGTCCGACTCCTCGATCGAGAAGCCGTACGAGTGATCAAGCTTCACCTTGGCGCGGAGGAAGGCCTCGTAGGCGTCGATCGTGACAGTCTCGGCCGCGAGCCCGGCGCCGGCGGATGTCTCGGCGTACCTCACGGCTGCTCCTCGATCGGCTCGACCGTGACGACCACCTCGGGCGGCGCGCCCTGTGCGGCAATCCGCTTTCGGATCCGCACGTCCGCCACCTGCGAATCGTCGATCCAGAGAACGCCCTTGCCGCTATCTTTGACGGCCTTCAAAACGTTGTCGGCATCGGGCTTCTTCGCGTGCGGCCGCTCTGGCCGGGGTTTGGTTTTCCGCCACTCCGACCGAGGGCAGGTGAAGCGAGCGATGACGTCGACGCGCACGGGCCCGGTGAACGGTCGCAGACCGGCGGCTGCCATGCCGGCGCGCAGATGGTCTTGCGCCATAGCCTTCCAGTTCCGCGACTTCGTTGGGTCGAAGACCGTCGTGATCGTCTGGCCGCTCTTGAGCCGCACCTTGCCGACCCGGCCGCGGCCCTGGGCGTGCGGTTCGCCAGGGATGGTGATGGTGACGCGCGTGTGAGGTTTCGCCGGCGCGCCGTACGCAGGCGCCTCGTCGCAGCGGAGAAGGCCAAGCTGCTCGTTCATGCCGGCGCTCCACAGCGGCAGCTCACGTGCTCCTGCCCGCAATCGTCGCAGGTCGCCGCGCGCAGCCGCTTGTAATCGTCGAGGTGCGGGCGCTGCTCGTCTCGCAGCCGCTCCGCCGTCGCGCGATCTCCGGCCTTCACGGCGGCGCAGATCGGCGCGACGTAGGCGGCGGCGCGGTCACGGGCGGCGAGGGCGGCCGTCATGCTGCTGCGCGCCTCCGGTACAGTGTCGAGCCGAAGATGCGCGCCAACGTGCCTCGCTGCTCGCTGGGCGTCTTCTCGGATTTCCCCCGCCGCTTCCACGCTGCCCTGGTCGTCGGCAGCCATGCGCGGGTCCTCAGCAGGCGGAGCGCTTCCCTGACCGGCACGCGGACGACTTCGCGCGCGCCGATCTTGCGGAGGGTGAAGAGCTTGCCGAGATTTCGACTCACCGACGGCGGACGTACGGCCCGGAGCGTTCGCGCCAGGACCTTCGCTGCGTGACGTCGCTCCTGGCGGATCTCGAGCGGCGGCCTTGGATGACGGTTGTAGAGCGTGCTCATCGGCTCACCCCGGAGAGGGGCGCACGGAGGCCGCGGAGCCTCCGTGCTTTGGGAGTAGTCCCGGGCGGAAGGGGGAAAAGCACCGCCGGGACGCGGGGCAGAGGGATCGGCGCGGAGCGGAAGGTCCCATCCAAGCGGCCGTCCCTCACGGCCCGGTCCACTCCTGTTGCCCGCAACTGAGGTGACGTCGCGACGCCGAAGTCGATCATTCCGCCGGCTCCATGAACAGGCCCAGGTGCTTGCCCATCAACATCGCAGCCGCGTAGATCGCCATGATGATCGCGGCCCAGCCCTTGCCCTCGTCGAAGAAGTGCAAGGCGAGCATCGCTGAGGCGCCGAACGCCATGCCGTAGACGAAATCCGTCACGCGGCCTCCCTGATCCTGCGGCGGCGCGGCATGGGATCGACCGGAACAGCCTCGCGCCGATAGCGGTTGCGGAAGCGTTCGGCGGGCTCGCCTTCCAGCGGCGCCTCGACAGCGGAACCCTTGAAGCGATTGCACCGACCGTGCACGGCCTGGAGATTCGAGAGACGGTTGCTGCCGCCGTGCGCGCGCGGAACGATGTGGTCGAGCGTCGCGTCCTTCCAGCGGAGCCCGCCACCGCAGAGCGCGCAGCGGTAGCGCTGACGTCGCCAGAGGACCTTGCGGCGATGCTTCAGCATCTATGCAGCCTCCTGGACGCGGACGTAGTGACCGCCTCGGCCGACGCCACGGCCACCATGGGCGAAGCTGTGGTGATCGCGGCAAAGCCAGACGACCTCGAGCGGCTTGCTATGGTCGGGATGGTGGGCGTGAACGAGGAGCGCGCCGCAGGCCTCGAGTTCGCACGGCTGAGGGACGAGCTTGCCCGAACGGATCGCATTGCGGACGGCGTTCCGCGCCGCGACGTGAACCGGATCGCGTCGCTTGACGTATCGGCTGTTGTCGGTGCTGACCCCGCCCTTCCAATTCGCATTCAGCTCGCCGCGCTGGTCGCGCTTGGTCGCGCCGACGCCACCTGCAACGTTCCGGCAATGCTCGCCGCAGAACCGGCTCGTCTTCACCCGGTCGGTGCGCGGGAAGTAGGACTCGCCACACTGCTCGCAGATCTTGGCGACCTTCGAGAGGTAGCGGCGCTGGGGGCGAGGCGCGCGAAGGGGATGGGCTAGCGCTTCCTCGTCGGATACGAGGTCGGCACCGGTAGTCTTGCTACCGATTTGAGGCGAAAACGCCCCGATATAGCCCCCGGTGCCGGCAGCTCTGGCAGGCTCAACAAGGGCACTCTCCGACGAGAAAGCCTTAGAACGATAGCTATTTGCGGCGTCCACGAAGAGGTTGGGTCAACGATGGGCGTTCCGTTCGAGACCCATCGCTCACCCTCTCCTTTCCCTTCAGATTTCCACCACTTGCAGCGGCTGACCGGTAGACTTTCGCCTCGGTGCTACCGGTCAGCCAGGCCAGCGGGTCCGTCGTCGAGCGCGGCATGTACCTGGCGTAGTGCTTCTGGAGCATGTCCAGGCTCGTGCCCGTGTAGTCGCAAACCCACTGCGGCGGGGCCGGTCGCGTCTCGTCCGAGAGCGCGAGCGAGATGAAGCTGTGGCGAAGCTGGTACATGCGCCGCGGCCGGATACCCAACGCCCGGAGCGCCGGTAGCCACTTCCGTTCGTAGACGCGCGCCTGCCTGATCGGCCGGCCCGACGCCGCGAGGAACACCGGCATCTCCGGCGTTACGTGCAGCGGCTTCAGGTCGGCCAGCACGGTCCGCAGGCGGGATGACAGCGGGCGTAGGACGCGCTCGCTCTTGTCCGTCTTCGGCGCCGCCCGCTTGCCATCGACGACGCTGCTGCGGATCGAGATGAGACCGTCGCCCTTCGTGTCGACCTCGCCCCAGCAGATCCCAGCCGCCTCGCCCGGGCGCATGCCGGTATCGGCGAGCGCGAGGATGAACACGTACGCGTGCCAGTCCTTCTTGGCGATGTAGTCGAGAATGGCTTCGATCTCATCGCGCGTGAACGGGTCCACCTTTTGCCGTAACTGACGCTGCCAGGCGATACCGTCGGCCGGATTCTCGGAGATGAGCTTTCGCGCCTTGGCTTCACCGAGCAGCATGTGAAGCGTGCCGATGATGTTGCGGGCGTACTTTGCCGAGTAGGTCGCCGCTGTCTTCTTCGTCGGCTTGGCCGAGGAGAGAATCTTCGTTTGCAGCGCGATCACGTCCTCGCGGCGGATCGACTCGAGCGGCTTCTTGCCGAGCGCCGGCCGAATCCACTTCTTTAGATGCGTGGCGAGCTGCTTCGCGTAGCGATGGCGAACAGCCGGCGGCTTCCGCTCGGCCTGGATCGCATCGGCGAAGGCGGCAAACGTACCGGCCGCGGGACGGTAGCGCTCGAAGCGCCGGATATGGTTGCCGTGCGGGAAGAACCGCACGTAGTCCTGATCGAACGTGCCCTGCTCCATCGACTCGACGATGAGCACGCGAAGCGCCTCGACCTTGGCGCGCGTGCGGTCGCCGTCCTTCACGCCCGCCGACTCCCACCACTTCTTGCCGCGCCACGCGATGATGAACGTGAGCGTGCCCGCCTTGTTCTTGGTGACCCAGCAGCCCATCAGAGCCCACCTACCAGATCGAAGTCGCAGCGGGGGCGTCGAGCGCGGGCGGCGGGCTTTCGGAGCTCGCCATCGTCGCCGGCGAGCCAGCGAATGAAAGCCGACTTGACGATGATCGTGTGCGCGCCGTGCGGGCGAGTGTAGTGAACGCCTTCGACGAGGATGCCGTCTTTGATCTTGCGGCGGATATCCCGCGGCGAGAATGGGCCGAGCTTCGAGGCTTCGACGACGCTGATGTAGTCGCGATCGTCAAGGGGGCGCACGTCTCCCGCCCCCTTCCCTGCCCTCTCATCGCGTCCCAACTCTGCCACCTTCCACCTCTGTCCGGCGGTCCCATCACCCGACCGCCCGGCTCCCCCTTGCGGCGATCAGCCCATGCGCCGCTTACGTCTCAGTTTCTTCCGTTCGCGCTCCCGTTCAGCCCGTTCGAGTTTCTCTCTGTTCTGCTTCCGCGCTACCCGGCGGACATGTCCTGATGGTCGCCGTCGATGCCACCGCCGAGGTCCGGATCGGAGCCCTTCGGGCACACTGGGACTTCCGGCCGAAGTCGCCAGGGCTCCAGACGGCCGTCGGTGAACTCTTGGCGGATCGCCCGCTTTCGTCCGCCGCCGTGCGTGTCGCCAGGGTCCTCATGAAGCAGGCGTCCTAGCGAGCAGCGGCGGCCTTATCGTAGGCGACTTCTTCGCGCCGGATTAGGTCACGGAGCCACTCCGAGACGCTCGACCTGCGTCGCCAGGCGGCCAGGTCGGGCAGCCGGCGATACTGATCGTCGCTGATCCTGATTTGCAGAGGCTTGCTGAGGTTTTCCACCCTTCGAGACTTCTGCCGCCGTGACATGGCGTGGAGTGTAATATAGGTGTCATTACACTGTCAATCCTGATCCTTGGATTTTTTCTCGGCGGCCTGGTCGATCTCATCTAATTCGACTCCACGGAACTTCATGTAGTCGAGAGCGGCTTGATCGGCCGCTTTGTCGCACGCTTCGATGATCCACCGGGACAGGTTGCCGCGCGTCAGCTTGTCCGCAACCCGCTGCCATCGGGCCTTCGACTCGAGCGGAACCCTTATCTGCGTAAGCTCGGTGCGGCTATTCCGAGTCGTCTTCTTCTTCGCCTTTGGGGTTTTCACGCCCCACTCTGACAAGTCCGGCATGCGCTCGCCTAGATGGAAAAGGGGGCGAACCAGGCGGGCTAATGCCGCCCTCCTCGAGCGACTGCCGCGTCGAGCGTGAAAATTTCCGAACTTCGGACTTGACGTGTAATTACACTTCCATTACAGTCCCCGTAATGACACTTGGTGGCGAACGGGCAGAGGGGGGGCCGGATCGGCTGGGCGAATCTCCCCCCACCGCAACACGGGAGTCCGCGTGACCTATTCGGTCCGCACGTCATTTCCGTGCCCCGGGCCTCTGGTCAATGAGTTGACCAAACGCCCTGACGCCCCAGATCAGCGCGGCCAAGCCTCCGAAGATGGCGAACACGACGAGCACATCGGCCGCGGTCGCGGGTTTTGCGGGACGCCTCGGTGGAACGTCCCCCCTTTTCGTCCCTGCCCCGAACAGTCCCTCGATCTCATCCGCCGTCGTCCAGCCAGTACCCGTCACGCCACGCGGCCGGATCTCGACCAGCCCCCAGTCGAAGCCCATGACGAAGACTTCGGCGCCGGATCTGGTCGCTCCACATCGGCCGGCGTCGATCAGGCGCTGCGCGGCGACCCTGTCGCCCTGCTGGGTCAGCTTCACCATCAGCGCCATCTCGTCCTTGGTCGCGCAGGTGAAGCCCTGCCCCTTCAAGCGGTAGGGACCGTTCTGAGCCAGGACAGTGGCGGCGGCGAGCAAGAGCGCAATGCCGGGCATCGTCATCTACTGGTACCGATTGCGGGGCAGACAGAGGGAGTCGGCACTACGCGATCTCCCTCAGTAGACCCCATCGTCGCACCGAGTCTCCCCGCCGCTCACCGCGCAGCGGAACCGCGGCTCGAGGCACACCCGGCACGCCATGCACCGGAGCCCCGCCAGCCTGCCGTTGACGCAGCGGTCGTACTCCGCCCCGCTGGCCTCGCCAGCCGTGCACGGGCTGCAAGCGGTGGGGCGTCGGTCCTCGGCATCGACTCGGCATCCTCCGAGAAGGCCGAACAGGAGCAGCGCCAGGAACGGCAGCGTGAACAGCAGCGTCATGGCACAGCCGATACGGGTCATCTGGTCGCCGGTCTGCTGAAGCCGAAGAGCTGCCGTCGGCGGCCCGCCACATCTCGGGCAGACCTTCGCGAGCGAGCTGATCTCAGCCCCGCATTCTCGGCAGGTGATCAAGGGCATGGCTCTCCCCTATCCCGAACCGCAGCACATTCCCCCGTCGCCGCCGCCGTTGGTTCGGGCGGCCGGACGCTACCACCGGCAGTGACGGGAGCGCAAATCCGATGATCTCCGAGCGCGCCCGTCGATTCCATTTCTACGCGGGCTTCCTCTCCGGCCTTCGCGGCAACCCTCCGACGATGGCCCGTGCCGGCGCGCCGGCCGACGTCAAGGCCGCGTTCGCCGATGGGCATGCAGCCGGGCGGGAGAGGCGGGAAGCGCGCGAGCACGCGGAGAGCGTTCCGCCGTGCGAGCGCACGGGCATCGAGTCGGACGAGTGCGACTGCATCGACCAGGAGGACCGTCGCGTATGACCGACCAGGCAACCGCAGAGGCCATCATCGAGGCCGCGAACGTCGCCGACGAGGCGATCCGCGACGGCTTGGAACTCCTTGCCGCCGCCGTGCTGTACGCGGACTGCCGCGACGAGGAGACGGCCGCGCGGCGGGTCGTGACGCTCAAGCAGTCGCTCCTCGTCGCGCGGGTCGAGCACGTCGAGAAGGCGAGAAAGGCGGCGGCCCAATGACGCTGCGCGAGCTGGCGCTGTTCTTCCTGACGGTTGTGCTCGCGGCCGTCGCGATCACCGCCGTCTGGCACGGCACGACAACGCCGGCGGGGCCGAGCACGGAGAGCGCCGTCGAGTTTTACCTGTTCGGCGAGGACGTGTGCCCGACGCCGACGTCGGTCGTTTGGATGGAGGTCTAATGCGCCACCTCACCAAGGGAATCGTCGTCGACGATGCCGGCCACTACTACTTCTCGCCTGTTCTGATCGCCGCCGCCGTCGCCGAGCTGTTCAACGAGGGCCAGACGCCGACCGGTCAGGCCGTCTCGCGGCTCCTGATCGAGCGCGCGCTCAATGCCGAGGCCGCCGGGGCCGATTCCGTCGGCGAGATTATGGAGCGACGCGGCAAGGCGCCGTTCACAAGGAGAGCGGCATGATCGACGCGGCCACCCATGCGGATTCGATGATCCGCGCCTCCGGTGTCGAGCTCGCGCTCTCGCTGGCCCGCCTCAACGTGCAGCTCCGGCCGCGCGAGCGCGCAGGGTTCTGGCGGGACGTGGCGGCGGAGATCGAGAAGCGGCGGGAGAAGGAGACGGCGTCATGAGAATCGTCGATCCCCAGCGGGACGCATCGCTGCTCGCCTTCGCGAAACGCGCGCACGCGCACTTCGCGGAATGTCCCAATCACTACTCGTATACCGATCAGGTCGAACGGCCCGACGACGGGCTCGCCTATGCCGCCATCCGACCGGGCGAACTGCTCGCGCTCAGGTGGAACGAGGTTACCGTCCTCGTCCTTCGCGTGAGCGACGTCGACGAGGTGCTGCTCTACGACGAGAGCAGCCTACAGCCGAAGATGGGAGAGTAGCCATGTTGACCGCGGAAGAACGCGCCCAGCGACGTCCCTACCTCGGCTCCTCCGACGCTGCGGCTATCCTCGGGCTCAGCCCGTTTGCGACCGCGCGCGACGTCTGGTGGGACAAGTGCGGCCCCGAGATCCCCGACGACGAGCTGAAGGAGCAGCAGTTCGGGAGCCTGCTCGAGGATGCCGTCTGCGCGTACGCCTCGAAGCGCCTCGGCCTTCCGATCACGCGGAAGGTGTTCGTTGTCGCCGATCGCGGACCCGGCGCCGGTGTTCTCGCCGCGAGCCTCGACGCCGTCGTCGACGGTCGCCCGGAAGGGGTCGAGGCGAAGACGGCGGGTAGCTCCGCAGGTTGGGGCGACGAGGGAAGCGACGAGGTGCCCGAGCACGTGCTGATCCAGTGCCAGCACCAAGCGTACGTCGCGAACCTGGAGCGCGTCTGGGTGCCGGCGCTCGTCGTCGGCTACCGCGCAGAGTTCCGCCTCTACTGCGTCAACCGGCACGAGGGGCTCATCAACGCGATCGTCGACGCGGAGATGCGCTTCTACCGCGAGCACATCGAGCCGCGGATCCCGCCCGACGGCTACACCGTACCGCCGATCGAGTACGTGAAGCATGCGCGTCGGACGGCGGCAAAGACGGTCGAGCTCGACGCCGACGCAATCGCCGCGTGGAACGGGCTCGAGGAAGCGAAGGCAGAGGCGAAGCGGATCGAGAACCTCTGCGACGATCGGAAGGCGGCGGTTCTGGCACTGCTCGGCGATGCCGAGGCCGGCAAGCTGCCCGACGGCCGCACGATCACCTACTTCGAGCAGAACAGCGCGCCGCGCTGCGACTACACGCGGCTCCGCGCGCTTCACCCGGGCGCGTATCTCGAGTGCGTCTCGCAGGGGACGCACCGCACGCTCCGAATTCAGAAAGCCAAAGGAGGAAAGTGAATCATGGCAGACTCTCTCGAGCAGATGGCGGGGGTTCCCGCCGTGGCAAGGCCGACCGGCCCGGCTTCGTCGTTCCTCGACCCGGCGAGCTTCGAGCTGATCCAGCGCGTGGCGGGCATGTTCGCCAAGGCCGAGGTCGTTCCGCAGCGTTTCCGCGGCAAGGTCGGGGACTGCGTGATCGCGATCGACATGGCGAACCGGCTCGACGCCTCGATCCTGCAGGTCATGCAAGCGCTCTATTCCGTGCACGGCAATCCGAGCTGGTCGGCAAAGTTCTTGATCGCCTCGTTCAACCAGTGCGGGCGCTTCTCCTCGATTCACTACAGGTGGATCGGAGAGAGGGGCAAGGATACGTGGGGCTGCGTCGCCTGGGCGACCGAGAAAGCGACCGGCGAGACCATCGAGGGCCCGGAGATCACGATCGCCCTCGCGAAGAGCGAGGGCTGGTACAACAAGAACGGCTCCAAGTGGCAGACGATTCCCCAGCTCATGCTGATGTACCGCGCCGCGGCGTGGCTCGTGAACACGCACGCGCCGGAGATCAGCATGGGACTCCGGACCGTGGAGGAGAACGAGGAGATCGAGCTCGAGCCCCGCGGTGACGGATCGTACGGGGCACCGAACGGAAACGGCGAGGCGAAGAGCCGCTCGGACGCGCTGGCCAACCGCCTCGGCCTGAAGGACGCGGACAGCAACGGGAACAGCGACGGCGGCACGGTTGTCGTCGAGCAGGACCCCGCCCTCGTCGAGCGCTGCAACGACCTGATCCTTTCGATCAACAGCTTCCACGTCGACGAGCCCGACGCGGGCGTCGACGCCCTCGAGGCGGCCGAGAACCAGCGCGACCTCGCCGGCATGGACAACGAGCGTCTGGCCGGCGTCGAGAAGTACCTCCGCAATGTGCTCGCGCAGAAGGAGAAGCTGAGCGGCGCGAAGAAGCCCGCCGGCAAGAGCGAGCAGCTCGGCCTCGGTGGGAAGTCGGAGATCTGAACACCACGAGCCGTTAGGCGGCAGCGGTGAGAGCGCGGGGTGCCGCCATACAATCCCGCGTTTCGGAGCACCCACATGACCATGCACATCCACACCACGGGCATGAAGGCCCGCGACCTTGACCTGGATCTTCCGGGGCCGTGCGTCTTGCTCGTCGGCTGCACCGGCTCAGGCAAGAGCACGATCCTCGATGCAATCCGCATCGCCGCCCTTCGCCACGTCCCTGCCCTCGGAAAAACCGAGGCGGCAACGGCGCAGCTCATGTCGGGCCGCGAGCTCTCCGTGACGTTGGCGCTCCCCGGCAAGCGCGTGATCCGCCAGAAGCTCACCAAGGGCGCGCGGGGCAATCTCTCATGGGCGACCGAGTGCTCCTGGCTCGGCCCCGAAGCGAAGGATACCGAGCATGCGGCCGAGGCGCTCCGCCTCTTCGGCGAGGACGCAACCGCCGTCGCCGAGTGTCTCGACCTCCGGTCTCTGCTCGCCCTCTCCGGCCCACAGCGCACGGCCCGGATCGAGCAGCTCATGGCCACCGAGACCGACCCGGACGCCCAAGCGCTCAGGCTTGCCCGTTACGCCTTCCAGCGCCTGGCCGATGTCGACGACCAGCGCATGAAGGACGTCGCCGATCACACCACACTCCGGCCGCTCATCAACGGTTGGGACAAGGACGGCGCCCACGCCGGCCAGTACGCGAGCCTCGCTGAGGTCTGGCCGATGGTGAAAGCGAAGCTCACGGCCGAAGGCGGGCTCACCAGCGCCGCGGCGTGGGTGAACGAGGAGAAGCGCGCCGGCGCATTGGACCTCGCGAAGAAGGAGCGGGCCCGCGACGAGCTCGCCCTTCGGCTCCAGGAGATCGCCGATCCCGACGCCGACGAGATCGCCCGCCTCGAAGAGACGCGCGCAGCACTCGACCAGCACATCGGCGCCGCCGGCGAGCGGGCGTCGGAAGCGATGCGACGCCGAAACGAGATCGGCAAGGCCGATGCGGCGCTCAGCCGTGCCAAGGCGGAGGCCGCAACGGCGCTGACCGCGCGCCAGCGCTACGAGCAGGACGCCGCGGCCGCCGGCGATTGGAAGGCACGGCTCGAGGAGATCGAGGCCGAGCTCGAGGCCATCGTCACCGGCGCCACGCCGGACCCGGGCGCTTCGGTCGAAGCCGAGCGGCGCGCTCAGATCGAGGAGCGGCTCTCTGCTCTCGCGGAGGAGATCGCCACGGCCGAGGGTGCCATCCCGGCCGAGCCGATCAGCACGGACGCCCTGGCCGCCGAGATCGCCTCCCTGATGCGCCAGCTCCAGGCCGCGCGCGCGAACCCGTGGGCGGAGGTGCGGATGCTCGCCGCCGATATCCGGGAGCAGGCGAGCCGCATCCCGAAGGCCAAGGAGATCAGCAAGAAGGCCGATCGCCTCGTCGAGATCGCCGGCGCCAACGTTGACGATCCCGCGGCGCTCACGGCCGCGATCGAGGCGAAGGAGGCCGAGAAGGCGCGCGCCGAGAAGGAAGCGAGCGGCATCCGCGAGAAGCGACGCTACGCGCAGGAGGCCCTCGCCAAGCTCCTCGGCGAACGCGACGAGCTACGGCTGGAAGCGCACCAGGTGAAAGAGCAGATCGACGCCGCGAAGCGACAGGCCGACTCCGCCACCTTCGACCGCCGAACGAAGCTCACGGTCGAGCGCACCGACCTCCGCCACAAGCTGGAGATGCTCTCCAGGCGCGACCGCGAGACGGAGAAGGCCGCCGTCACCACCGGCGAAGCCCTACGCTCCGCTGAGGCTCTCAGGCTTCAGCTCGGCGACGCACCCGAAGACGTTGCAGGCGTCGATGAAGCGTTGACCGCCGAGCGCGACGAGGTGGCCGGTCGGCTTTCGCGAATGCTGGATGCCCGTGCGCAGCACCGGCAGCTCGCCGACGTCATCGCCGAGATCAACCGCCTCGGTGCGCGGCATGCCGTGCTGCTCGCGATCGAGGATGCGTGCAAGCGGCTCCGCGCCGATGAGGTGGCCGCGCAGGGCGGCCCGCTCCTGGAGATCCTGACGACGTACCTTCGCGCGGCGGGACGCACCGAGACGCCGTACATCGTGGCCAACCGGACGAGCTGCGACTTCGGATGGGTGCGCGGCGACAAGCAGGTATCGATCGCCGCGATGTCGGGAGGTGAGTGGGGACTCTTCGCGGCTGGTCTCACGGCGGCGCTCCTCATTCTCAGGGCCGCGCCCGTGCGGATTTTGCTCGTCGAGAGCGCCGAGCTCGACACGCCCACACTGCAGCAGATGCTCCGCGGCATCGCGGCGCTGAAGAGCGAGCTGACCGCGTGTCTCGCCGCTGCATGGCACGGCGAGAGCGTGAAGGTTGACGGTTGGACGGTGCTGCGGGCGAGCGGCGAGCGTATCGCTGAGGCCGCATGAAGCTCACCGACCTCCGTCCCTGCGACGCGTGCAACGGCCCGCTGCAAGGTAAGCCGGGCGGTGTCCGCTCGGCGACGTGGTACGTGGTCCGCGTCACGCAGGCGATGCTGAACCCGAAGGCCGCCGGCCGGACCCTCGGGCTGGCACAGTTCTTCGGCCAGGGCTCCATCAGCCCGGCCGCACTCAACCTCGCCGAGGTCATGGGCGACTGCGGTGATGACGCGGTGATGATCCTCGGCGACAAAGAACCGGCGCTCACGACCGAGCTGTTCATCTGCTTCGACTGCTACTGCGGCCCGCTCGATCTAGCGTCCGTCGTCGAGCGGCGTGCCCGGGCGACCGAAGAAGCGGGGGACGGACGGCGGGAAGCGGAATGATCCCGATGCCCGAGCTGCCCGACGATACCGACTTCGCCGTCGGCATCGGGTGGGCGGACGGAATCGGAAGCTGGTCAACGATTTGGAGGGATGGGGATGGGAACGACCTACAGCGAATCGCCACACATTCACGGCCTCGCGATGGACGTGATGAAGCAGTACCACGGCAAGCTGCTCGAAGCCGGGGTGACGGTCGGCGTCCTGCTGGCAAGTGACGAGGATGAAGACGGCTTCAATCAACCGGCGCTGAAACGCAGCGGCTATCCTGCCGCCGCCAAGGTGCAAATCGCCAGTCTGGCGGATCGTGCCCGCGGCATCGCCGACGTGAAGCTCGTCGTCGACGAGTACGCCTGGGAGCAGTTGCCCGAAGCGTCGCGCCTCGCGCTGCTCGATCACGAGCTGGAGCACGTCGTTCTCGTCTTCGACAACAAGACCGGCGAGCTGAAACGCGACGACCTCGGGCGGCCGAAGCTCAAGATCCAGCCGCACGACTTCGAAGTCGGCGTGTTCATCTCGGTCGCCGAGCGGCATCGAGAAGCGGCGGTCGAAGTGCGGGAGCTGAAGCGGTTTCGCAGCGAGCAGATGGATCTGTTCGGCTGATGCTCGACCCCGACGCCACCTACATCGTCTGCATCCCCGCATCCTGGCGCGCATCACCCGTGCCGGGAGCGGAGACCCGCGAGTGCAGCGAATGCGCGGACGATGTGTGGCTCGCACCGTCTGGGCAGGCGATCGTCGACCGAGAGAAGGCGGCGATCGTCTGCATCGTGTGCGCGGCGACGGCGAAGGGCGAGCATTCGGTGATCGGGCCGAACCCGGAGCAGGTCAGGGAGATTCTCGCGGCGCTGATGGCGTCGTGAGGGGACGGAGGAGGCGGCGGTGGACGGACCGAAGGCACTTCACTTGTTCTCTGGCGTGGGCGGCGCGGCACTCGGTTTTCAACGCGCCGGCTTTCGTAGTGTTGGCGCTTTCGATTCAGACGCGTTGGCCTGCAAGGCGTTCGAGTATCTGACCGGCGATACACCAACGCGCGCCGACCTCTCGACGATGAGTCCGGAGGAAATGCGGCAGGCCTGCCTCGATCGCCCTGACGTCGTGTTTCTGAGTCCACCGTGTAAGGGCCATTCGGGCTGTCTGCCGCAGGCGATGGCGGACAGCGAGCGCTACCAGGAAATGAACGCGCTTTCGCTCCGCGGCATCTTCCTCGCCGTCGAGGCCTGGAAGACACCACCGCCGCTGATCGTCATGGAGAACGTACCGCGCATCACGTCGCGCGGGCGTCATTGGCTCGACCAGGTGAAGGGTCTGCTCGAGGGCTACGACTACGCCACGCGAGAGACGGTGCACGACGCGGGCGAGCTCGGCGGCCTCGGACAGCGACGCAAGCGCTTCCTCCTCGTCGCACGCCACACGAAGCAGGTGCCGGCCTTCATGCGCGTCCCGCCGAAGAAGCCGCTCCGCGGCGTGGGTGAGATCCTCGGCCTGCTGCCGGTGCCGGTACCCGGTTCGACAGACGGCGGGCCCATGCACAAGCTGCCGCGGCTCTCGCCGAAGAACTGGGTGCGGCTCGCGCTCATCCCTGCCGGCGGCGACTGGCGCGATCTGCCGTCCTCGGTGGCGATCGTCGCAGGACCACACCGGCACTACGGCGGCCTCGGCGTGAACGCTTGGGACGATCCGAGCAAGACTGTCGTCGGCGCCGCCGATCCGAAGAACAAGCCGGTGAGCGTACAGGATCCGCGCCTCGGTCCGCGCGCTGCGCGACAGAATGGAGGCTTCGGGGTCAACGAGTGGAAGGACCCGAGCCATGCCGTGATCGCGGAGGGCAGCGTTCGCAACACGTGGTCCTCGGTTTCCGATCCGCGCATCGAAGGCTCGCCGCATCGCCACAACGGCAAGTACGGCGTCGAGAGCTGGGACGATCCGGCGCATGCGGTGATCGGGCAGGCGCGCACCGGTAAGGGCTGGGCTGGGGTGTCCGATCCGCGGGTGAATACTGCGGGGCCATCGGCCCACAACGGCCGCTTGGGCGTCGAGGATTGGGACGCGCCTTCGCATACGATCACGGGCCGCCTCGACGCGCGCACCCGCTGGGGATCGGTCAACGACCCTCGCCTCATGTGCTCGCCGCGCGCCGGCGTCTACGGCGTCGGCGACTGGAGCGAACCGGCCGGCGCAGTGATCGGCTCTGCGAGCCACGACAACGGCCGGCACAGTGTCGCCGACCCGCGGGTCACCTGCGAGCGCCGCGAGGGCTCGCTCGGTGTCACGGGCTGGGACGAGCCGAGCACCTCGGTGATCGCGAACGGGCGCATCCACAACGGCCCGTGGCAGGTTGCCGACCCGCGCCTCGACCACGAACCGCGCCGTGGCAGCTACGGTGTTACGGGCTGGGCTGAAGCGACGCACTGCGTCCGTGGCGTGCAGAAGATCCAGAACGGTGAGGCGAGCGTCGCGGACCCGCGCGTTCCCGAGATCGTCGGCCCCTACTTCGACATCGAGGACAACCGACCGCGCTACCTCGTGATCGTTGCCGCCGACGGTACCTGGCACCGGCCGATGACGACGCTGGAGCTCGCCGCGCTGCAGAACTTCCCGGTGCAGCATCGCGGCGGCTGGCTGCTACTTCCCGGCAACGATGCCGAGCGCCGTGAGCTGATCGGAAACGCCGTGCCTCCCGCGGCTGCGGAAGCGATCGCGCTTGCCTGTCTCGAGGTCCTCGCCGGCGCCGGCACGTTCAGGCTCTCGTCGGAGCCGATCTGGGTCGGGCCGGGAGAGAGGCTGATCGAGGCATGATCCCTCGCCTGCAAATACTGGACGCCGCTGGCCTCGCCCACGCCCAAGCCGTCGTCGCGCGCCATCACTATCTCCGAAAGCCGGTCGACGTCCGCTGCATGCCCGAGGCGTACGCCATCCGCCTCGATTCCGTTCCGGGCCCGGTCGGCTTCTTCATCCTCGGGCGCCCGCAGGCCACGAAGTGTTTCCCTTGGTACGGATCGCTCGAGGAGACCGCGCGCGGCCGGGCCGAGGTGACCCGGTGGCAGGTTCTGAATCTCGCCCGGGTGTACTTCGACCCGCGCGTCCAGCCGGGCGGCGAGCGCTTCGGGGCCGGTTATCTGCCGGGCTTCGTCGACCGTCGGCACGCCTTCCGCTCGACGCTCGGCTCGGCGGCGATCACCGAACTCGCCCACCAGGTCGTGCGCGATTACCTGATCCGGCGGCCGCCCTGCTTTCTGGAGGAGCCGTACGAGCTCCGCTGGCTGCTGTCCTATTGCGACACGCGGCTGCATCGCGGGACCCTCTATCGCGCCGCAGGCTTCGAGCTCTGGCGCACGAACGCGGCGGGCATCCAAACGTGGCGCCGGCCACTACGGGCGCTGACGCCGGCGGAGGACGCGGAGGTGCGGGCGGCGGCGGAGAGTCACCCGCGATCGATTCGGTTTCGGGAGCAGCGGCGGAGGGCCGCCTGATGCGCTGCATCTCCTTCGCCGCCACGACTCCCCAGATCCGCGCCCGCACCAAGACCGTCACGCGCCGGATCGGCTGGTGGGATCTGAAGCCAGGAGATCGCCTGCTCGCCGTCGAGAAGTACCGTGGCGTGCGGCGAGAGAATCGCGTCGAGCTCGGCGTGATCGAGGTCGTGTCGGTGCGGAAGGAACGCCTGGACGCGATCACGCAAGAGGACGTCGAGCGCGAGGGCTTTCTCGGGATGTCGCCGGCCGAATTCGTCGAGTTCTTCTGTCGGCTGAATCGTTGCCGTTCGGACGCGAGGCCGAACCGGATCGAGTTTCGGTACGTGGAGGAGTGAATGAGCCATCGAGACAACTGCCCTGACCGCTACACCGCACGCCGCGAAGGCGAGCGCGCCTTCGACTACGGCCGCGGGATCTACAGCAACCCCTACGACGGCGGCTGCGACGAAGCCTCCGAGGAGTGGCGCCGCGGCTACCGTGAAGCCGAGGACCGGCGGGGGGAAGAGGAAGCGGCCGAACGCACGGCAGAGCGTCGGCACCAGGAGTACCTCGACGAGCAGCGCTACCTCGAAGAGCGGTTCTACGCCGAGCAGTGTCCGGAGCAGCCGATGCCGGAAGAGGAGCCGCAAAAATGAACGATCCACAGATCGGCACCGTGGCAGTCCTGAACGTCGGCGAGGGTGACCTGACGCTGACCTTCGACAAGTCGAAGCCCGCCGAGCGCGAGCGCGCCAAGAAGATCATCACCGACATGCTGGCGCGCGGCTATGCGATCCTCGTGCAGGTGGGCGAGCACGACGGCGAGCCGGTCTACCAGCGCGCCAAGGGCTTCGATCCCGAGACGTGCGAATATCTGATCGTCGGGGTTGCCGAGGACGAGGCGCGCGTCACGACCGAAGGCAATGTGATCGTCCCCGAAGTGGTCGAAGCGGAGTTAGCCCCCGACATTCCGCCACCGGCACCTCTCAAGCGTGGTCGCCCCCGGAAACTGACGACCGAGCGCATCCCGGCCGAGAAGACGCGCACGGTCGCAGTGGCCCGGACGGCTGGCGGGTGAGATGGCGACCGCTGCTCAAAAGCGACGCGAGAAGAAGCGAAGCCGTCGACGACGGCGAATCGAGCGCGCCGGGAACCCGCCGCAAGGGCAGCGCCCCTCCTTCCGCGCCGGCGACAGCTTCGGCAAGGTGCGTCAGACGCTTCGCGGCATCGCCGCCATGTCGGGCGAGTGGGCCGGGATCCCGATGCCGCTCGACCACGCGAGACTCGTGGTTGAGCCAAATTATCCGTACGCGAAAGGGCTCGAATCTATCGCCCCGTCGCTGCCGATGTATGAGCGACCGAACGACGACGGCGAAGACTACGGCAAGTGGAAGGTCCGCAATCGGTTCTGGTCGGTGCGCAAGAGCTCCACCATAGTCGTCATGGAGAAGCCGGACGGATCGATCACGTGGGGAATCGACCCTGGCATCCACCATCTCGGCCACGACCTCTCGACACTTGGCTGCGCGGAAGCCTGGGGCTTCGAGCAGGAGGCCAAGGCGCTGAAGCTGCTGGAGTCGATGGTCCGCCCGCACAAGTTCAAACAGTACGTGATGACGGGCATGTTCATGGACAAGAGCGACCGATCGGGCGTGATCTACCTGTTCCGCAGGCTGAAGCCGACGGTCGCAATGACGCCGCATCGCCCGGACGGACGAATGGGCATCCTGGCCGCGCTCTGCATGCACCCGATCGCTTACTACGAGGGGTCCTGGGGCGGCTCGATGACGCCGACGGACGATGTAGTGGCGCATCTCGCTTTGATGCGGGGAGACGAGGCGATGTTCTGGCGGCGATCGAATCAGCACCCGCCGCATCGACCGGAGGCGGGGTTGTGAGCGGCTCTTCCAACCTCGGCCCGTGCTGCGCCTGTCGCGGTACCGAGGTTCGCACGATGGTCGCGATCGAGCGCCTCTCACCGCACAACAGCCAATGCTCGCCGCGGTTCACGACCGGGAGTCACGATACATGCTCCGCGTGGACGGCGACGACGCCGGGCGAGGAGGATTGAGATGAAGCTAGACCGCGTGACGATCACGGGCGCCGACGATTCGGTCGACCCGGTCGACCTGCTGAAGCTCTCGGCGGAATTTCCGTTCGTCGAGTGGGCACTGCTGTTCAAGCACCAGAACGACGAGTCGCCGCGCCCGCGCTGGCCTCGTTTGCGCTGGTTCGAGACGCTCTTCGAGCTGGTGCGTGGGCGCAGCACGACTCCGCAATTCGCCCTGCATCTCTGCGGCATGCCGTGCGTGCGCTTTCTGGAGTCGTCGCCTTCCCTCTTCAGCGGTGACCACGAGAGCGTCCCGGGTGGCCTGCTTCAGCTCTGCCGACGCATCCAGCTGAACACGCACGGGGAACCACACGGTTGGGCTCCGCCGACGGCGATCGCGCTTGTTTCCTTCGAACGTCTGCCGCTCACCGAGATCATCTGCCAGATCGACGGCGGCTGTGGCATTAGCCTCTTTCGTGCCCTCGCAGCCGAAGAAATGTACGTGTTCCCGTTCTACGACCTGAGCCACGGCGCGGGCGTGCTGCCGAAGGAGTGGCCAGCGAACTATCTCGACAAAGACGGTTCCGTTGAAGTCACCTACTGCGGCTACGGCGGAGGCCTCGGTCCCGAGAACGTCGAGCAGGAGCTGCCGCGCATCGCCGAAGCGGCCGGCGGTCGGTTCTGGATCGACATGGAGACGAAGGTGCGCAGCCAGGTCGACGGCCGCGACGTCTTCGACCTGGAGAAGGTGCGGCGGGTGCTGGAGATCTGCGCGCCGTACGTGGAGGGGTGATGCGCGCCCTATCGCTCTGGCAGCCGTGGGCGTCGTACATGGCCTGCGGCTTCAAGCTCGTTGAAACGCGCCCCTGGGCGACGCCGTACAAGGGCCTCGTCGCGATCCATGCTGCGAAGACGCGCGAGGACCTCGACATGACCCAGGACCTCTGGGAGCTGCTCTCCGAGGACGCTCGCCGTCGCGGGTTTCTCACGCCCGATCCGCTGCCGCTCGGCGCCATCGTCGCCGTCGGTAAGCTGACCGGCTGCGCGAGGACTACGAGCCTGGTTCGGTCGATCAGCGACGACGAGAAGACGCTCGGCAACTACGAGCCCGGCCGGTGGGGATGGGTGTTCGAGGACATTCGGCGGCTGCCGGAGCCGATGCCGTACAAGGGCGAGCGCGGGTTGTGGGAGCTGCCGGCGGAGATCAGGGGGCGGCTGAAGGAAGCGGTTGGGCTGTGATGAGACCGCACACCTGCCACGCGCGCGGCTGCCCGGTTGCCGTGCCGCCGAAGATGCTCATGTGCCGCCGGCACTGGTTCATGGTGCCGAAGCTGCTCCGGGATCGTGTCTGGGCGACATACCGGACCGGCCAGGAAGAGGGCAACGCCGACGTCACAAGGGAATACCTCGACGCGGCAGACGCGGCGATCGAAGCGGTGGCGGCGAAGGAAAAGCGGTGATGCAGCACCGCCTCCCGATCCCGACCAAGCCGGAGCTGTCCCAATGGTGGACGCCTGAATGGGCGGCTGCCCTCCTGGTCGAGCACCACTTCGCCGATCTCTCGGAGAGCGATCGCGTCCTCGAGCCGACGTGTGGCCGCGGCGCCTGGCTGAAGGCCGTCCCGGCGAACGTGCCGGCGATCGGCGTCGAGATCGACGAGGACGTCGCGCGGCGCGCCGCCGAGGACACCGGGCGCCAGGTGCTCATCGGCGACTTCCGCCGGGTCGAGCTGCCGTGGGATCCTACGCTCGTTGTCGGCAATCCGCCGTTCGTCACCGACCTGGTTGACGAGCTCCTCGAGCACGCGCGCCGCTGGCTCCCGTCGAACGGCCGCTGCGGGCTTCTGCTCCCGGCGTACACCTTTCAGACGCCGCGGCGCGTGACTAGGTGGGCGCGCGACTGGTCGATCGCGACCGAGCTGGTACCGAGGACGCTCTTCATGCGGTCGCGGCTGCCGCTCGTCTTTGCGCTGTTCACCAAGAGCGAGATGCGCACGATGACCGGGCTCGCCCTCTACCGCGAGTGCTCCGACCTCGAGCGGGTGAGCGCCGGGGCGCGCCTCGTTCTCGTGCACGGGCGATCGAGACAGAGCGTCTGGCGTGCCCTGGTGGCGGCGACGCTGGCTGAGCTGGGCGGCGAGGCGTCCCTCCCCGAGCTCTACGCGGCGATCGAGCCGCGCCGGCCGACGCCGAACGGGTTCTGGCGGGAGAAGGTCCGCCAGGTGGTGCAGATCGATTGCGAATCGCCGTCGCGCGGGGTTTGGCGGCTGAGAGGTGCGGCATGAGCGACAACAGCAAGATTTCGTGGTGCGATGCCTCGTGGAATCCTATTCGGGGCTGCTCCCGCGTCTCTCCCGGCTGCGGCGATAGCCACGGCGGCGGATGCTACGCCGAGCGCCAGGCGCACCGCTTCTCCGGCCCCGGCAAACCGTACGAGGGGCTGACCAAACTCACCGCACACGGCCCGCGATGGACGGGCAAGGTGCGGCTCGTGCCGGAGCTGCTCGACTGGCCGCTGCGGAAGAAGAAGCCGCTGCGTGTGTTCGTGAACTCGATGAGCGATCTGTTCCACGAGGGACTGAGCGACGAGGAGATCGCCGTCGTGTTCGCCGTGATGGCCCTCGCGCCGCAACACTGCTTTCAAGTGCTGACAAAACGTCCTGAGAGAATGCGCCGCTGGTTCGAGTGGCTACGTTCCGGCGACCTGCGCGAGGCTCCGGAGCAGCGGACCCTCGGACTGGCCCTTGCGCACGCCTGGCGCGAGGGGGCGGCCGGCATCGTCGGTCCGCTCGTGCGCGGCGAGTTGGAGTGGCCGCTGCCGAACGTGTGGCTCGGCGTCTCGGTCGAGAACCAAGCGACCGCCGACGAACGCATTCCGCTGCTGCTCGACACGCCGGCAGCGGTGCGGTGGATCAGTGCGGAGCCGCTATTGGAGGTGGTGCGGCTGGAGTCGAATCTGGTCGACCCGGAATATTGCTGCTGGCACTGTGGCGCGCAGATCATTCGCGGCCCTGGCAATAGCTACCAGGATGAGCGAAGGCTCCTCCGCAACTGTGTCGTGTGCAAGGCATCTCTCGACGGCAGGCGCCGGCTCGATTGGGTGGTAGCTGGCGGCGAAAGCGGCCCATCGGCCAGGCCCTGCGACGTGCGGTGGATTCGCTCGCTGCGCGACCAGTGCCAGGCGGCGGGAACGAAGGTGTTCGTCAAGCAGCTCGGGTCGCGGCCGGTCTTCCAGGGTGCCGACGTCGACATGAGCCTGCAGATCGACGGCCCGAGCCTGAGACTGCGCCACAAGGCCGGCGCCGATCCTTCCGAATGGCCGGAGGATCTCAGGGTGCAGGAGTTTCCCGACTCTGCGGGATGAAGGTCGTGGAGCCGGAGAGGAGAGGTTGATGGAAAAGGTCGAGTCGACGCTTCAGGAGCAGGTGCGGTTTGTCATCCGCCAGGAGCTGGCCAAGCAGATGTTCAAGGGCCGCATGCCATCACTTTCAGCGATGGCCCGGCGTATCGGTTGGAAGCCGCAGGAGGTCGACGCCTTTCTCGATGGCAAGCCGGTAAGGCACCTTCGTCAGATTTCCGATCTGTTTCTCGCCCTCGGCGGCGAGCCAAGGCTGACGCCGCATCCGGTCGTGCCGCCGTCGCTGATGTGGATCACACCAACCGCGCCGCTGGTCTGCTCGACTTCCCGTCTCGGACTCCGCTGCTTGTCGCCAACCGGATTCACCCTCGTATCGGTTGGCCCGTTCGTCGCTCGCTGCTCGTGTGGCGCGCGGTACGAGTTCGAGGTCGGCCGTGTCTGACCTTACCGACAAGAAGGACACCAAGCTCGCCACGGCGGCTGAGCTGCGGGCAGAGTATGATTTCATGCGCAACGAACTGGAAGCGGGGACGGCAGTCGTTAGCTTCGGCTATCTCGATGGATTAGCCTCACGCGCCATCGCCGCTCTCGCCGCCGCCGAACAGCGCGTCGGCGAGTTGGAGAAGGCACACCGCCGTTTTCCGCTGACGACAGGTGGCAGCGTGCCGTGGCTTCTCGGCGAGGAAGGATACCGCACCTACGCTAAGTTCAACGGGAACGACCAGTCCATCGAGCGCATGGCGCAGCGCGGCGGGTTTGCCTTCGAGGAGTTGGCGTGCCTGGTTCAGGGTCACACGGGCTACGGACAGCCGCAACACCTCGACTGCATCGAAGCCCTCAGGCGGCGCCTGTCGGCTGAAGAAGCCGAGCGTCAACGCGCGGTAGCCGCCGAGGCGGAAGTGGCGCGGCTGCGCGCGGAGAACCAACAACTCGCAAACGACATCGAGCCGATGCGCCGAGCGATCTACGATGCCGAGGAGGAACTGGAGGAAGCCGGGCGGCCCGAAGGGGAGTACCTGCAGACCGGGATTGCAGCACTGCGCGGGCAGGTGGCGGCGCTGCGGGAGTTGGTGGAACGCGAAGCCGCATGGTGGTGCAAGACTTCCAAAACGAACCGGCTGGCGGGATCGAACATCTTGACGCTGCAGCTCACGGTGAACGGCAGCGCAGCGCATGCTTCCAATCTGCAAGCCGCTGTCGCTACTGCTCTCGGCACCGCCGCCGCCCACGACGCCCGCATCCGCACCGAGGGACACGCGGCAGGCGTCGCCGAGGAGCGGGCACGAGCGCTGGACATCGCGCGGGCGCACTTCTCCGACGTGTACTGCGTCGACAAGCTGCGGGCGTTCGAGGAAGAGTTGGCGACGGAGGAGCCGACGACGTGATGATCAAACTCGCCGAAGACCTTTCTTTCCCCATCGACCTCGCCGGCCAGACTCTGCTCATCGTCGGCAAGCGCGGCAGCGGCAAGTCTACGACCTGCGTCCGCATCGCCGAGGAGTTCTTCGCGGCGCAGGTGCCGTTCGTCGTGATCGATCCGACGGATACGTGGTGGGGTCTCAAGTCCTCTCGCGACGGCAAGGCGCCCGGGCTCGGCGTCTACGTCTTCGGCGGCCGTCACCAGGATCTGCCGCTCGAGCCAACCGGCGGCATGCTCGCTGCCGACGTCGTGATCGACAACGGCATCTCGGCCGTGTTCTCGACGAAGCACTTCACCGGCAAGGATCGGAGCCGCTTCGTCACCGACTTTGCCGGCCGGCTGCTACAGCGCAACGCGTCGTCGCTGCATGTCTTCCTCGAAGAGGCGCACGAGGCCGCGCCCCAGAATCCGTTCAAGGCCGACCGCGAGCACGAGATGCTCTCCCGCGTGACGCGCATTTGGAAGCTTGGCCGCGCTTCCGGGCTCGGTGGTAGCGCCATCACTCAGCGTCCGGCATCGCTGTCGAAGGACATCACGACGCAGGCCGAAATCCTCATCGTCCATCGCATGCTCGGCCCGCAGGACGTCGCCGCGGTGAAGGAGTGGATCAAGTACCACGGCGAGCGCGACGACATCCTGGCGCAGCTCTCGACGCTCAGAACGGGCGAAGCGTTCGTCTGGGCGCCAGACTTCCCGGAGGACAAGCCGATCGGGCTCAGGCGCGTGCGCATCCTGCCGCGCACTACGTTCGATTCGTCGGCCACTCCGAAGGCCGGGCAGCGGCGTGCTGAGCCGAAGGAGCTGGCGCCCGTCGACCTCGAACGACTCAGCGCCGCGATGGCCGCGACCATCGAGCGCGCGAAGGCAGACGATCCGAAGGAGCTGCGCCGGCGGATCCAGCAGCTCGAGCGCGAGCTCGCCGCGGCGAAGAAGGCGGCGCCGGCGGCCGAGCGCGTCGAGGTACCGGTGCTGAGCGCCACGCAGACCGAGCTACTCAATGGGCTCACGAGCCGCGTCGAGCTGGCGCTCGATCAGATCTCCGGGCTCCGTAGGGGAATCGCTGCCACTGACGAGCACTGCCTGGCGGTCAAGGATGAGGTGGGCCGCCTCTGGGCCGAGATCGCCGCAGCTACGGGCGCGCGCCCGGTAGCGACCGCCTGCTCCGTCCCTGCCCGCCCCGAGACGCGGCGCGCGGTGGCGAAGATGGCGGAGCATGCGGCGAGCAACGGCCGCAAGCCTACTGCGACACCGCCCGATGGCCCGCTCACCGGCCCGGAACAGCGCATCCTCGACGCGATCGCCTGGCTCGAAGGCATCGGCGTCACCGAGCCCGAGCAAACGGCCGTCGCGTTTCTCGCCGGCTACGCGTACGGCGCCGGCTCATTCAACAATCCGAAGGGCCGACTCCGCGCCCGCGGCTTCGTTGACTACCTGCCGCAGAATCGAATCCGGCTGACCGACGCAGGCCGCCCGTACGCGAATCATCCCGACGCGCCGCTTACCGCTGAGGCGATGCACGAGCATGTGCTCGGCCGCCTGCCAGGACCGGAGCAACGAGTGCTGCGTCCGCTGCTCGACGCCTACCCGAACAGGGTGGCAAAGGATGCGCTGGCGGTGGCTGCGGGTTACACGCCGGGCGCAGGCTCGTTCAACAATCCCTGCGGCCGCCTGCGATCGCTTGGGCTGATCGACTACCCGGAGCCGGGGTTCGCGGTGGCGCGGGGGATTTTGTTTTTGCGGTTCGAGTGAGGCTGCTATGAGCGTCGGCCGCGGAAGGGCTTTGCACAGAAACCCCCCGTCTGCACAGAAACCCTAGCTGACGGGTGACGGCTGCACAAAAACCCCCTGTCAGTCCTTGCGAGCCTTCCCGAAGAACATCTGGATCGCGAAGGGGCCGTAGTCCTCCGTCCTGTCGATCATCTTTGGCGTGAACGGCGCGTCGTCCGGCCCTTCCGGGGTAAGTTTCTCGATCGGCTGGCCGAGGAATCCCTTCCGTTCCTTTTCCATGAGATCACCTTGGCACAAGCCCGCCGTCCCCGTCGAACCGGAGCACCGTTGCCGGTCCCCAATCGATCGGCTGCTTCCACTTCAACTGCTCCAGCGCCGTGCCGAGCGCCTGCTGGAGCAGTTCCGCCTGCTTCGCCGTGAGCGGCAGCGTCAGGACGCTTTGCGGCTGCCCTAGCTGGTCTCGTTCCGTGATGACCAGGGCAACCGGGTTTTCGTCGAGCTGAACCGACCAGCGGACCGACCAGCGGCCGTCGACCAGCTCGTTACCGTAGGGGGCGGGATCTTCCGACATGGGCGGTCCCTACCTCGCCATGGGGCGGCCCGCAACCCGAAAGCGGGAGAAAAGATCACCGGGTCGAAGTTGGTCGGCGTCGGCGTGTTCGTCGGTGTCGTCCCCTTGCGAGCTCGTCCGGGAAAGCCACGGGACTTCCCTCGCAGTGCGCAGGATTGAACGGACCCAGCTCAAATTCGCCTCGAATGCTGACGTCAAATTCTTGACGATCGTAGTCGTCGACACGTCCCTCTAGCCCAACAGATGTTGTGCTTTCCGCCATTTCTGCGCGCATGCGAGCCCGCAGGAACCGGTCAAAGATCGTGGTTTCATTCTTGCTCGATGACCATTCAGCACCTCTTTGCGCGCTTCGGACAGCAACGAAGGCGCGGCAGGGGCGCGAATACATCGAGAGAGGAGGTCGCCATGTTCGAGACGGTGGTGTTGGCGGTAGCGCTGCCAGCCGTGCTCATCGCGATCACGTGCTACGTGACGCGTCGGGCGTAAGGCTGCAGGCAGCAGGGCTCGGGGACGGTGCCAGCCGTCCCCGGCCTCCCTACTCGCGATTCTGTGGAGCAATCGACGTACCTGATCGCCGTCAAAGCGACAAGCGAAAAGGATTCCCGATCCATCGTCCCCTCGCGCACTTTTGGACGTAACGAAGTGGCGAAAATGCACCGGGTGCGCTACGTCTGGGCCGTGCGCGCCACCCCCTACGACCAGGCCCTCCGGGCCGAGCTCCGCGAGCTTCAACGCAAGCGCTGGTCGGTGCGACGGATGGCCGATCGCTACAAGGTGACCGAGGTCGATATGGCGCGCCAGCTCCGGCGCCTCGGCCTCCTCGAGACGGCCACCCGCAAGGCGTAGCCACCCCGTTCCGGCCCCACTTTTTTGCGCGCCCACCATCTTTTCGCTTGCGCCGCGTCGTTGCGGAGTATATATATATTCCATGACGACAACAAACGAGGGGCAAAAAATGACAGCCTACGAGATCGTGACCGAGCAGATCCTGTCCCAGCTCGAAAACGGTACCGTTCCTTGGCGGAAGCCGTGGCGCGGAAGCGGCTGGACGCCGCGCAATCTGATCAGCCGCAAGCCGTATCGCGGGATCAACGTTCTGATCCTCGCTTCGCGCGGCTTCGCTTCGCCGTACTGGCTGACGCTGAACCAGGCGAACAAGCTGGGCGGTCGCATCCGCAAGGGCGAGAAGTCGACCGCCGTCGTGTTCTGGAAGCAGATCAAGGTCGAAGACGTCGACGCCGTGACGGGTGAGAGGACGAAGAAGTCGATTCCCCTGCTCCGCTACTACCGCGTGTTCAACGTCGAGCAGACTGACGGAATCGTGGTTCCCGAGTCGTACGCTCCCGCAACCGTCGAGCCGATCATCGAGGCCGAGAAGATCGTGGGCACCATGCCGGCGCGTCCGGTGATCCAGCACGGCGGCGACGTCGCCTGCTACTCGCCGCGCCGTGACGTGGTGACGATGCCGCCGCGCGCCTCCTTCGACGGCGGCGAGCACTACTACGCGACCCTGTTCCACGAACTCGGCCATTCGACTGGCCATGCAAGCCGCCTCGGCCGCAAGGGCGTGGACGGCGAAACTCTCGCCCCCTTCGGTTCGCCCGACTACTCGCACGAGGAACTGGTCGCTGAGATCACCTCGGCGTTCCTCTGCAGTGAGTCCGGGATCGGCTCGGTCATCATCGAGAACTCGGCCGCCTACATCGCAAGCTGGCTCAAGGCGCTGCGCGACGATCGCCGCATGGTCGTGATCGCCGCCGCGCAGGCCCAGAAGGCCGCCGACTTCATCCTCGATCGGAAGGCCGGCGAGGAATCGGAGGACGAGGCCTCGAACGGCTGAGAGAGAACCGGGAGCGGGGGGCTTCGGCCCCCTGCTTTCATGGGGAGGATGCGATGGTGAAGCTCGGAACGATCAAGGTGTCGAGGCGGGTGCAAACGAAGGGCACTGGTCGCAACAAGAAGAAGTACGAGACGGTCGCCGTCTACCTGAGTGGGCAGCGGCTCGAGGCCGCGGGATTCGAGGTCGGCGACGAGCTTGACGTCGAAGTGGAGCTGGGAGAAATTCGGCTCAGGCGACGCTCCAAGCGCCGCGGCTGAAACTCCTGGGGGAACCCATGCGTCTTGCGCTGATAAAACAAACTCTTGAGACAGCCTCGCCTCGACTAGTTGCCCACAAAGTACAGAGTTCCGCCGGAATGACCCGCATCTCCGGCGTGCAAGGCGCCATGCGCGCTGTTCGTGAAATTCAGCGAACCGGTGTGTTGCGTAACGAGGTAGGGGGCGTTCTTGAAATACGCGCAGTGGCAGAGGCGGTGCAGCAAGATATCTCAGTGGAGAACGAGCTTGCGAACTCCTTCTCGCGAGCCCTTGGGACGTTGAAGGATCGAGCCGAATGTCTTGTCGCCGCCCTTCAGGACATCGCCCTACGGGAGGAACCCGAGAGCCTAATCGTACGCATACCAGATGAACTCGACATCAAGGACCTGGTGTCGCTGTTGCAGAAGATTGGTCTCGCCCTCGAGCAGTCACTTATCGGGTACACCGACGCCCAACTAAAAATCGGTCACTTCGACTACGGTTCAAATTGGATCGAGTTTTCCCTTCGTTCCTTGACTGCGATTACGATCATGAGCCGTCTCATTCTGCTAGTTGAGCAGGGAGACATTGCGGTCACGAAAGCCATGGCCCGACGGGTTCAGTTGCAGGAGTTGACTCAGGAAGCTCGCCTGGAGAAGGAGGTGGCTGAGCAACTCCTGGGGACATTTGACCGAAAGATACGGGACGAGCAGGAAGCCGCACTCTGTGAAATAGCCAATTTGGCCGGTGTTCCCGCCGAGCAACAACCCGACTACATCGTCAAGCTAAAACTCACGATGAATGTACTCTCAGAATTGAAGCAGAAGGGTGTCGAACTTCATCCCTCACTGACGGCACCGACAGAGATAGTCGACGTCTTTTCATCGATTCGCGAGCTCATCCAGGAAGTCGCGCAGCTTCCAGGGACTGCAAGGCTGACCGACGGCCGCCAAGGGTCGGGAGAGGCCGATTGACGGCTAAGGAGACTACGTCACCACCCTCGCGCGCCTCAGTGTCTGATCCGTGAATAGCCGCCCAGCGTTGACGGTCCCGCCGGCCAGGACTCCCGCCGGCAGCGCGATCCGCTTCAGCGTTCCGCCGTTGACCGTGAACTGACCGGCGCCGAGCGTCGCGACAACTCCGTCGACGTCGACCCCATACGGGCCGTCGCACTTGAGAACGATGCCGCCGCCGGCGCCGTGCCCCGCATTGACGTCGCCCTCGGGCGCGCCGTGCGCGAGGATGATGCCCGACGACGGCACGAAGATCCGCGCGGCGGAGAAGAGCCGGATGAGACCGCCGCCGTCGCCTCCTGACGCACCGTCGGCCACGGTCGAGCCGCCGCCGCCTGATCCCTTCACACCGCTGTCGTCTGTCGTTGCGTCGCCCTGCCCTGCGGTCGCCAGATAGCCTCCGTCCTGCCCGGCCGCGCCGCCGAAGGGGCCCTCGCCGGCAACCTGCGCGACGCCGCCGCGATAGCCGACGCCGGAGGAGAGCAGCGCGCCGCCGATCTCGACGTCCTGGGCGTGGAGCTCGAGCGCGCCGAAGGTTGAGCCGTCGTAGTCGAGCACGGTCACGGTGACATCGGCGACGATCTCGAATCGGCCGACGTTCAGATGAACGCCGGCGACGATCAAATCCTCGGCGATGATCCAGTCGGCGCCGCCGTGGTTCCCGCCGCCGGTCGGCGTCCAGGAGATCGCCTCGACGGGAACGGGCGGGGTCGTTTCGCCGTAGCGGTGGCCGGTGCCGTAGCGCGCGCCTGTGCCGTACTTGGCCATCCCCTACCGCACGTCGTATCCGGTCAGCCAGCCAGCCGCTGCGCCGATCACCAGAACCGCCGCGGCGCGCCACGGATGGCGTAACAGGGAGGCCAACAGACAGGCAGACCACCAGCGGCAGTCGAACGGGCGGGGCGGTCCCCCATCCAGTTGGAAGATCAGTCTCTTCATCGACTGGTACTGCTCAGCCACGGCCGTGCTCCCGCATGCGTGCCAGTAGCTTCTCCACCTCGGCGCCGGAGTCCACCGGGGCGGGTCGGGGGCGGTGAATCATGACGATCTTCCCGTCCAGCGCAACGCGATCTGCCTCCCCGTTGCAGTCGCATCCCTCGGTGAACACCTCGCAGTCCTGCGGCATCTTCGCGAGCGCCTCGATCAGCTCTGAGACTTTCATCCCCGCGACCGTTTCCAGGCCACAAACTCATCCCATTCCGCCTCGCCCACCAGCATCCCCTCGATCGCCTCGACGTTGCGCGCGTCGCCCTCGATGAACTCCAGCTCCGGGCCGTTCTTCTCGGCGTTCACGCGGACCGGCTCCGCGACCTTCTCGATGCGGAGGACGGTCCTCAATCCGCCATCCTCGTTGATGTGATTTCGCAGCACGAAGCCGCGCAGCTTCGGGATGCGTTCGCCGTTCAACTCGATAAATGCAGGGGTTCGCTCGGCGCCGAGGCGGATGCGGACGCGGGAGGGTTCGGTCAGGCGGTGCGTCTTGCCGATTGCCGCAACTTCGTCCTTGACGATCTGCGCGGCGCGCTCCCGGAGCCGGTCGCCGTAGCGCTCCATGACCTTGCCCAGGAATCCGGTCATGGGACTCGCGGGCATACGCACGTCGACCGTGACGCCCTGGTCGGCGCCCGGGCGCGCTGAGTCGATCATTGGGGCGACCGACCCCGCACGCTTCGCTATGACATGATCCTCGATCTCGCTAAAAGTTGGGAATGCCGGCGGCAACCCGAACACTCCGGCGTTGTCGAACTTGCGACGGCACCTGTTTGCATCCTCGTTGGCGGTCGTCACCTGCTCCCGCAGCGATCTGATGCGCGGGTCGGCGTTCTCGCGGCAGAGCAGAAGATGCGTTACGTGGTACTCGGTCATCTCCTTCGCTGGCTGTCCGGCGGAGAAAATGAACTTCGCGATCGAGAGGCATGGTGCAAACCCGAGAATTGATTCGCGCCATTCCGCACCCCCGCCCAACTTCAGCTCGGCGGCGTACACGACCGCCCCAGTCTCCCCGGCCGCGATCGGTACCGGGTAGGACTTCACCAGCGTGGCAAAGCCGATAGGCTGCGTATTCTGGTTTCCGGCAAGCAAAATCGGGACGATTTCACCGTGCGGGATTTTGACCAGCGTGGGATCGACCGCTAGCCCGTTGCGATCCGGCTTCCCATCGAGGATCTCGACCAGAACATCCTTGATCAACATCGGCCCCGCCTCCTCGGTTGCCGCGAGTCTACACCAGCAAGCCCATGTGCTACAAGGCGCGCATGGCCACCGCGGCCGAAGCCGAGGCGCTCACCGAGGACCTCGACGAGCTGGTCAAGCACCTGACGCCCGAGGAGCGCGCCGAGCTGGACGGGCTCATGCTGTCGCTGCCCGTGAGCCTCCGGACGTTCGTTCGCGGCGCGTGGTCGATCATCGAGCCGGGGACGGAGATCACTTGGGGGTGGCATCTCGACGCCATCTGCGACCACCTGGAAGCGGTCACTCGTGGTGAAATCCGCGATCTTCTGATCTGCGTCCCGCCTCGATTCTCGAAGTCGACCGTGGCGTCGGTGTGCTGGCCGGCTTGGGCATGGACCATCAACCCTGCATGGCGGTTCCTCTGCTCCAGCTACAGCTCAGATCTCTCCATGCTTCACGCCGTGGCATCGCGGCGCGTGATCGAGCATCCCTGGTTTCAGGCGCGATGGGGCCAGCAGTTTCGCCTCACCACCGACCAGAACGTAAAGATGAACTTCGAGAACGATCGGCGCGGCATGCGCATCTCGACATCGACCGGCGCCACGGTGACCGGGCTGGGCGGTGACTTTTTGGCCTGCGATGATCCGCACAACATCATCAAGGTACAGAGCGACGCGATCCGCGAAGCCGACGTCCGCTGGTTCAAGAGCGCATGGACGACCCGGCGAAACGATCCGAAGAAGAGCGCGCGCGTCGTGATCCTCCAGCGTGCGCACGAAAAGGATGTCGCCGCCGAGTGCATCAGCCAAGGCTTCGCGCAGCTCGTGCTCGCCAACGAATACGACGGGCGAAAGTGGTCGAGTCCGGTGCTGAACCGCGACACGGGGAAGCCGTGGAAGGATCCGCGAACGAAGAAGGGCGAGCTGCTCTGCCCTGCCCGCCTGGACGCGGCGGCAACGAAAGCGCTCAAGACGAAGGAGCTCGGAAGCTACGGATACGCCAGCCAATTTCAGCAGCAGCCGCAGCCCCCCGGCGGCGGCATCTTCAAGCGGAAGAACTGGCAGTATTACCGGATCGCCCCCGCCGACCTAGAGCTCATCATTCATTCCTGGGACATGAGCTTCAAGGACCTGGAGACGTCCGACTACGTCGTCGGTCAGGTCTGGGGGAAGCGGCGCGCCGATGCCTTCCTGCTCGATCAGGTGCGCGAGCAGATGGGAATCACCGCCAGCCTCGCCGCCGTGCGGGCGCTCCGCGCCAAGTGGCCGGCGACGTCGGGAATCTACGTCGAGGACAAGGCCAACGGCCCGGCGGTGATCGAGCTGCTGAAGCGCGAGATCCCCGGCATCGTCGCCGTCCAGGCCGAGATCTCGAAAGTCGCCCGTGCCCGCGCCGTCGAGCCGTTCCAGCAGTCGGGCAACGTCTTCCTGCCGTTCGAGGCCCCGTGGCTCGAGGACTATCTCGACGAGCTGGCCAAGTTCCCGCGCGGCCAGAACGACGACCAGGTCGACGCGACGACGCAGGCGCTCAGGGTGCTCTTTCTCCGCGAGGCGGCAGTGGAGCAGAAGGCAAACCTTTGGTAGTGTCCCTGGGGCCACTCACCCACGCATGGCGGCGCCGCTGCTGCACCGTTTGGCTAGAACGGAAGCGGCGCCGCACCCGCCCCTAGTGCCGCAACCGTGCCGGGGTTATTCTGGCCTGCGCCCGTCGCCTTTGGTAGTGTAAGCCCGGCCCCGAGGAAGAAAGGCGGCAGCAATGCCGAGGGCTGCGGTGGCGAGGAAGGGGAAGCCGGGGGCGGTTTCTTCCGGTACCCGTGCGCTCGCGAGAGCGGGGCAGGCATCAGGAAGAGGGTCGAAGCAGTCGAACGCGGCCCAGGCGGAACGAGTCATCTCGGGACTCTTCCCGGGCTGGATGCGCGAGCCTCCTGTGCGCGGCACGCTCGACCACCTGAAGGCCTACCTGACCATGCCGGTACTCCGCGCCGCGGTCTACCGGATCGCCTCGGCAGAGGCGTCGGTGATCTGGCACCTCTACGGGATCCGCGAGCCCGGGCGTGGTGGTCGGTTCATCCGCGACGTCAGGATCCAGCGCTCGAACAGCAAGGTCACACGCTCCCACCTGATCGAGCAGGCGCGCGAGCGTTTCGACGTGACCGAGATCGTCGAACACCCGATGCTCGACCTTCTCTACAACGCCAACGACTTCATGATCGGCTCCAACCTGCGCATGCTGACCGGGGCACACATCGAGCTCGCCGGCGAGAGCTTCTGGTTCTTGCAGTTCATGCCCGTGCAGATCGGTAGTCGAACCTTCGAAGTGCCGACGCAGGCATGGCCGGTGCCGCCCAACTGGGTAAGCGACGTGCCCCGCGCCGGCAAGCCGAAGTTCGAAATCACCCACGATGGAATCAGCGAGCCGGTCGAAGCGAGCCAGATGATCTGGTTCCGCGACCCGAACCCCGTGAATCCGTACGGCCGCGGCTCCGGTTTCACGATGGCGCTCAGCCGCGATCTCGACATCGAGCAATTCGGAGCGGACACGCAGATCCGCCGCTTCTATAACCGCGGCCGCCCGGATCTGTTGATCAGCGGGCCTGGGCTTGGTGGCCCCGAGAACACGAAGACGCTCGAGCGGAAGATGCGCCGCAAGGTCGGCGGCTTCATGGACGCGTTCAAGGCGTTCTTTCTCGGCGCCGAGGTCGAGGTCCATCACCTGTCGGAGAGCCTGGCCGATCTGCAGCTCCTCGAGCTGCGGAAAGACGAGCGGGATGCCGTCCTGCAAACCTTCGGCATCTCGCCCGAGATCCTCGGAATCCTCTCGAACTCGAACCGGGCGACGATCGCCGAGGCCGAGCGCATCTTTGCCCGTTACGTCCTCGAGCCGCGCCTCGAGGTCATCCGCGAGACGCTGCAAGAGAGACTCGCTCCGCTCTACGACGATCGCCTGATCGTCGACTACGAGTCACCGGTCCCGCAGGACAAGGAGCACCAGTTGAACGCCATGAAGGCTGCGCCGTGGACAGCCGATGGCAACGAGTGGCGCAAGGTGCAGGGGCTTCCGCCAGACGACTCCTTGGCCGGGATCCGCATGGTGCCGATCAACCTAACGCCGGCGCGCTCGCTCGAGCCGGAGCCGCCTGCCGATCCGATGCCGCCGGCATTGCCGGCCCCGAACGATCCGGCCCCGGCAGACGGCGGCGGTGGCCCCGCCGTCGATGAGGGCAAGGGCGCGAGCCGCGCCGCCAAGGACGAGACCGTTCCCGTGAGCGGTCTCTGGCTCTCGATCAGCGGCATGAACGTCGACGTCTACCTCGAGACCGAGGGCGCGTGGCGCTGGCCCATCCACGAGGAGGTCGTCCTCGAGGAGGGCGGTATCGGTCCAGTCTCTCACATCGTCGAGCCGGCCGGCATCCTCGGCGCACCGGCGCTGCGCGGCAAGGTCCACCCGCTGAAGACCGGACGCGAGCCTTGGAAGAGCTGCGGCCACGTGGATCTCGGGCTCTGCACCCGCTGCAAGCTCGAGGTGCTCACGGCGGACGCGCACGAATGGGCAACCAAGCAGGGGGACGCCGAGGACCTACTCGTCCATCGCGTCGTCGATCGCCTCGAGCCGAGCACGCGTCAGGCGTTCATCCGCGCCATGATGGAAGTCCAGCTCGAGACTGATCTCGAACGGCTCCGCGCCATGCTGATTCAGCAGAACGTCCTCGGCGCCGAGGAAGTCGTCCCGTGGAAGGCGCTCGAGGCGCGGCTCCGCGACTTCGAGGAGGCGCACATCCGCCCCGGGCACCTGGCCGTGGCCGACGGTGCGGCCGACAACCTGAACGACCAGCTCGGGATCACGCTGCGCTTCGACCGGACAAACCCGCGCGCAGTGCAATGGGCGAGCAGCAACGCGGCGCGCCTGGTGACCGAGGTTGCCGAACAGACGAAGCTCGCCATCCGCGAAACGATCGTCGACTCGTTCCGGAACCAGATCACGGCCGATGAGACGGCACGAAACCTCCGCTCGATGATCGGCATCCACAGCCGCCAGGCGGCGACGTTACGCAAGTTCCGGCTGAGTCTCGTCGAGCAGGGAATCACCGGCGAGGCGCTCGAAACGCGTGTCGCGAAAGTCGCTGCCGCGATGCTTCGCAAGCGCGCCACGCTGATCGCCCGCACGGAGCTGATCACGAGCTCCAACATGGGGCAGCAGCTTCTGTGGGAGCAGGGAATTCAGAAGAATCTGATCGACGACGACAGGGCGCGGAAGATCTGGATCACGACGCCAGACGACAGATTGGATTTTCTGGTCTGTGAACCCATGCCCACGATGCCCGAGAATCAAGACCTTCACGTCAACGAGGAGTTCACCACGGGCGAGGCCGAGAAGATCCTGCAGCCGACGGCTCACCCGGACTGTCGCTGCACGACCGGGCTCGTCTTCAAGTGAGCCCTGGGAGCAGCGCCGGAGCGGCCAGGAAGGCTCCACACCAGTCTGGCCGTTTCCGGCGCGACACTCGCGAGAGTGCAACCGTAGGACGCCGCCAGGCGCGTGTCGAGCGCTCAGGCGGCCTTCTTCTCTTCGGTCGTGGAGGCGTCCGCAGGCGCAGCTTCGCCGCTGGTCCCGTTGGTCGCGGCCGCGGTCTTCTCCTTGACCGCCTGCAGCGCACCGAGGGCCCCGCGCATGCGCTCGATCCCCATCGCGATCTCGCCGAGTTGGTTGTCGATCGCGGCGCGCGCCTGAAGGAGACGTTGCTGCTCCGCGCGTGCTCCGTCCAGCTCGGCGCGCCACCTGGTCTCGAGCTCGCCGATCACGTTCGTGACCGGGGGGGCGGCGACGGCTTCTTCCGAATGCTCGCCGTTCTGCGATCGGTCTTGGCCCTGATCCACCATCCTCGGGTCTCCCTTCATCCCAAGATCTGGACTCGTAATTGACTTATCACATCAGTCCGCCAGAAGCCCGGCCACGGCGTGATCAGACGGGAGGCGCAACGAGCGCACCCACCTTCGCAGCGATCCCGGCCACGTCGAACGGCTTGGAGATCACCTCGACAGCGCCGCAACCGATCGCATCCCGTACGTTTTGGGGGTCCGCATGCCCGGTCAGCACGAGTACGCGAACACCGCGGCGCGTCAGCTCGCGGACCAGCGGCAGACCGTCGAGGCCGGCTCCGATGCGTAGATCGACGATCGCGACGTTGATGACGATGTTTCGCGCGAACCACCTGGCCCGCTCCACCGTCTCGGCGGCGAGGTAGCTGCACGAGCTGCCCCAATAGTGCTCGGCGACCTGACGCAGCGACTCGCGCACGCCGAATTCATCGTCGACGATCAGCAAGGTAAATCGACGGCGGGTCAGCGTTGCTGTCGAATCGTGGCCGTTGCCGCGATCGTGACCGTTGGCGCCTGATTGACGCCCGACTTCCCCCCCTGCTACTGCCCCGCCAGCCATCGCCAGACCTCCGTTGTCTGGTGTGGTCAGGGTGGCCGTCGCGGGCTGTACTCCGCGGCGGCTGCCCGTCCGCCTCACATCTCGTTATGGTGGCTACCACGCTACTGTGTGAGTATCAACCGGAATCACCCGCCGCCGGCCAGTGTGAACCGGAACGCCGCTCCTCTTCCCGGCTCCGACTCTGCCCATACCCGGCCGCCGTGCCGATGCACGATGCGGCGCACCGTTGCCAGCCCAACCCCGCTTCCGGCGTACTCGTTGCCGTGCAGCCGGACGAACGGCGAGAACAGCTTGCCGGCGGTCGACGGGTCGAATCCAATGCCGTTGTCGGCGACGAAGAACGCGCCGTCAGCCGTCCCGATCTCGATGCGCGCCGCCACCCGATCGCGCGAGTACTTCATCGCATTGCCGATTAGGTTGGTCATCAGCACGCGCATGAGAGCGCTATCGGCCTGCACGGTCAGCCCATCGGCCACGGCACACTCCACGTCGCGCTCGATCTCTCGCTCTCGCAGCTCCGCAGCCACGGACCTGGCCAGTGCTGAGAGGTCAACCGGCTCAAGTCGCAGATCCTGCGTCCCGACCCGCGACAGCACCAGCAAGCCGGAGACGATCTCCTCGCAGCGCGACACCGCGACCCGGATTCGCCCCACGTGCCCCTGCGTCTCGGCGCTGAGAGTGGCGTCTTCCACGATGAGCCGCGCATAGCCGGCGATCACCCGTAGCGGCGCGCGCAGATCATGGCTCACGGCGTAGGCGAACGCCTCCAGCTCGGTTGCAATTGCCCGTAGCTGTTCGTTGGCCGCCGCCAACTCTTGCCCGCGCCGGACGATCTCCCGCTCGTGCTCGCCCTGGAGCTCGACGAAGGCGGTCACGTCCTCGACCCGGTGCAGCACATACGCGACACGGCCATCGATCCAGACCGGCGAGTTGTGCGGCGACCAATGGCGGGTTTCCCACGTGCCGTCGGGCCGGCGGATCGCGTAACGCTGCACGGCCATCGTATCCGGCTCACCCGACGCCGCTCGCTCGAACGATTCGCGCACGTTTCGCTCGGCGTGAATGTCGGCGTCCGATTCGGCCTCGGGGAACACGTCGAACACGCCGCGACCAAGGATGGCGTCGCGCCGTGTCATCGTCGCCGCCAGGTAGGCGTCGGAGGCGGCGACGATGGTGAACGTCGGCGCGTCGGGTAGAAGGAGCAGAAACAAGCAGGATGTCGAGTTGAAGACGTCCTCGAAGGCGACCTCGACCATCGCCCCCCTATTCGAGATTCTTCAAGGCCTGCTCCATCTCGGTCAGTACCTTGAGGACCGTCTCCTGCAGCCGGTCGTACCGCTTCATGAGCGGCCGGGCGACGAAGACGTAGACAATCGCCATGCCGATCACCAGCGTGAGCACGTGGGAGTTTGGATGCTCGAGGAACGGTAGCACCTTCTCCATCAGCGTCCCATCGCGACGAGCTTCTTGCACTCGCGCACGCGGCAGAGGAGCTGGCGCGCGAAGGTTCGCCGCTGGTGCTCGTGCCGGACCTTGACCGCCAGCGCATCGATCAGTTGCGCGAGGCCGGTCTCGTTTATGTCGCCCTTGTACATCACGAGATCCGCGCCGCGCGACATCAGGTCGTCCGACATCGCCTTGTCGACGTGGCCGGTCAGAACGAGAAGCGCCGCCGGTCCGATCAGCGGGTAGATCCGGTTGAAGGTCTCCGGGTACTCGCCGTTCAGCACGTGGTTGTCGAGCACGACCGCATCGTAGGCGTTGCAGATGAGACGTTCCTCGGCCGCAGCAATGGTATCGACGGCGTCGATGTCCATCGAGCGACGGGCGATGCGTGAGCCGAGCTTCAGGTCGTCGGGGTCGTCCTCGATCCAGAGGATTCGGAGCCGTTCGCTCATGCGAGACTCGCCCATCCTGTCGCCCAGCTCGCCGGCCAATCCTTCTTTCGCGGCAAGCCCGGGTTCCAGCATCGCAAATAATACCTCCACGCCACCTCGCGCTCGTCCGGCAACGGCAGCGGCGCCGGGTCCGTCCATAGCAGGAGCCGCGCAAATCCGGCGGCAAGCGTGTCGCAGTATTCGACCGCCTGGTACACGGCCGCCGTCGTCGGCTCGACATCCAGAGCGGCGCAGAGCTGGCGCGCGAGATCGCGTGACGCGGGATGCCCGAGGACGCCGGAGATCGCCTGCTTCGGCTTCCCTTCGAACTGCCAGTACGAACGGCCTACGCCATTGCCGAGCTGCCGACGGTGGGCGATGTGGGTCTCCTGGAAGGCGCACGCGACGAGCAGCGCCCGCGCCGCCCGCGAATCCATGCGCGGCGGCAGGAGCGACAGCGCCGGCGTGATGGCGGAGCGTATGAGGACGGCAGGGATCACGCCCCAGCTACCCCTGCGGCGCGGCCGGCGGCGCCGTCGCTGCCGCCTCCAGCTTGCTGATTGCCGCCCCGACGTCGGCGCCCTTCTGGTAGGCCAAGACGACCTTCTTCGCATGCTCGGCGACGACAGCGGTCGGCAATGCCTCACCCGGCGCCGCGCTTCTTTCGCCGAGCAGGAAGTGCAGCGACGTCGGCAAGTACGTCTTGCCGAGCTTGAACATCACCCCGGGCACGCACCCGGCGAGCAGAACCTTCGTCAGTAGCTGGTCGCCGCGGAAGTTGGGCGTGCTCAGCTCCGTCAAGAGCCCGACGATGAAACCGAGCCCGAGCACGAAGAAGATGTAGTTGTCCGGGTCCTCGAAGGGGCCCTGATACCAGCGCGGCGGGGCACCCGGCTTACTGATCATGACCGGCTTCAGCAGGCTCGTCAGGACGAACGTGAGCAGGATCATCGGCATGTTGGCGAGCGCCAGCAGGGCGCTCACGGCGTCGGTGAAGATCTTGTCCATCGCTATCTCTCCTCCCCTCCCTCAAAGCTTCGTATCGCGCACGATCACCTGCCCGTCGCACGAGAACTTGTGACCGTTCACGTCCGTGGCGTTCACGTGGATCTGGTAGCGCGCCTTGTTGGTCCTGCCCGCCGCCTCGAAGATCCAGCAGAACTTCTTCGGGTCGCCCGCGCAGATCGCTGCATTCGAGACGAGCGAATCCTTGCCGGCGTCGACACCTTCGCGGACGTCGACAGCGATCGTCGCGGTCGCGATGTTCGCCGCACCGCGCGGCGCAAAATCGCAATCCCAGAGCCAACGCTCGTCTCGCTGGATGACGAGGGTTCCGTTGTCGGCGTGTACGACCGCGGGCGCGAGTAGCGCGGCAAGGATGATCCCGCAAAGTGCATTTCTCATGGTGAAGCCTCCCATGGCGCCCCCTTGGCTGGCGCCTCCCATCGGTCTGGCACCGCGTCCGATTCCCAACCGGAAGGCCGCGCCTCTGCCTCCCATGATCCTCGAGGCAGGATGGGCGTGCTCGATGGCGTTGCCGTTGCCGTGTTCGTCGCCCCCGGCAACGGCGTGCTCGTAGCCGTCGCGGTAGGCGTCCGGGTAGCCGTCGGCGTCGCCGTTCGGGTCTCCGTCGCCGTCGGCGTCCTCGTTGGAGTCAAGGTGTCGGTCGGTGTGCGCGTCGGCGTCGAGCTCGGCGTCGGCGTCGACGTCGGGGTCTCCGTAGGTGTGCGCGTTGCCGTCGGAGTCCGTGTCGGCGTGTCCGTCTCCGTCGGCGTCACGGTCGGTGTCGACGTCCTGGTCGGCGTGTCGGTGGCCGTGGGCGTGCGCGTCGGGGTTGTCGTGGGTGTGTCGGTCGGTGTGTCCGTTCTCGTAGGCGTGGGCGTCGATGTCCTGGTCGGCGTGCTCGTCGCGGTCGGGGTCGACGTCGGCGTCACGGTGTGGGTCGGTGTCGCCGTAGGCGTGCTGGTCCTCGTCGGCGTGACAGTAGGCGTATCCGTCTCCGTCGCGGTCGGCTGCGTGCCCGTCGGTGTGGATGTTGGCGAAGCAGTCGGCGTGACCGTGCCCTGATCGCGCAGCAGCAGCGAGACCGCCCCGGCAGGAGCGGGGGAGAGTAGGACAAGGATGAGGATCAGCCACACGCGCGCTCCGTCAGATCTGGCAATACTTCTGAGCCCCACCGCCCGGCCAATCCTTGCAGGTCGTGCCCGTGGCACCGGCCGACGTGCAGCTCGCGTCGTTCGTGCACGGGATCAGGATCGGCCGGCAGTCGATCGCTGGGTCATGCTCTGCGCGAAGACAAGTTGCGAACATATCGGCGAGCGTCGGCTGCCCCTCGCTGCTCGACAGGTGGATGCCCAGAAAGTCGCTCGCTGGATAGTAGTCGGCGTCGCCCGTCGGGCTGCGCTCCTGAAACCACTTCTCTTGATCCGCCCAAGCGAGCCCCATCTCGATCGCAAGCTCCCGCTCCCAGGCGCCGAACGTTCTGAACTCGTTGTACTGACAGGACCAGCCGGCGCCGAAGTCCTCGTGCGGCGCGTAGGTCGGAGAGATCACCACCCGGACATCTTTTCCGCCCGTGCGCGCGTCCCAGGTCTGCACCATCGTGCGAAAGACGTTGCGTACGTAGCTCTGAGACGTCCGCTGCAGACAGATGCCACCCGGGCAGCCCGGCGAGGCGTAGTAGTCCAGCACCTCGCACCAGCCGGAGGTCGATCCCTCATTGTCGCACGGACCCGCCGACGACGACGCGATACACGAACCGCCGCCGCTCGTGCAGCTCTCGCCGCACGGCAGGCTCTTGTTGTTCGAGCAGTAGCTGCAGTCGGTCGCAGACCCACACGCCGTGCCCGCGTTGAAGCCCTTGGTGGCGAACTTGTCGCCGTCGACGCAGAGCGCGGCGGTCGGAGCTTCCTGCCGGAGCCAGTTGGTTCCATCCGGCAGGTTACATGCTCCGTCGTTGTTCGGACCGCCGCAGGTGCCGCTACACTCCGAGTCGATCGCGCAAGGCTTGATGCACTGCCCGAGTCGGCACTTCTCGCCGCCCGAACAGTTGGCGTCGATCGTACACGCCGCGAGGCTCGACTCCGAGCACCACGGCTGGTAGCAGCGGCCAGCGCGCGGGAACTCCTCCACCCAATCGTTCGCCGCGCAGTCGGCGAAGAGGACGTCGCAGTCCTGGTTGACCGAGCCCTTGTAAGCCTTGCGGTAGCTCGATGTCCCGTCGGCAATTGCGGTCGTCTGCGCGGCGAAGTCTGCGCACTTTCTTCCGCCCGCGGCCTGCCCGATGATGTCGTCGACAGCGATGTCCGCCAGGCGCTCGACGAGCCGCGTGCCGATGTCGTCGCCGTTCCACCGCGAGTCGTTCATGAAGCAGACGGTTCGCCTGCCGTTCCCGTCGACGTCGGGGAAGGTGACGGCTTTCACGACGCTCGGCAACGTGTAGGTGACGGCAACGAAACCGCTCGTGAAAGCGACCTTGCCGGAGTTGCCGCTGTCTCCGGTCTGCTTCACCCCCCAATCCATTGTGCCGAAGTTGGAGGTCGTCCAACTGCCGCCGCCTGGTGCAACGTCGAAGATTGCCGTGGGCAGTCCGGCATAGTCGTCTTCGGCGGTGTTGTTCACGTTGAAGCTGATCGACTGCGCGCTGCCACCGTCCGCGATCCCATACGAGACTGTTTTGTTCGCGTCCGTCGTGCTGTTCTCTCGGTACGCTGCCGAGACCGCGACCCAGGCATCACTTTCGAGCGTACCGGCGACCGGCGAGGGCGACGGCCACGGGCTGTGCGTGACGCGCTCCTCTTCGTTCAGCGCGCAGACGAGGCGTGTCGTTTGGCCGTCGGCTCGGCCGACTCCACCACTCGTGTCGTCGACGCAGGCGCCGTGATCGGTGCAGCCCGTTGCCTCGCAGGAGTTGATGCCGGCTGCCGCCACCAAATCGCTCACAAGCCAGCGTCGATCGAGGGCCTTTTGCAAGTCCCCCGGCGTCGCGTTCAAATCGTAGTGCTCGATGTTGTCGAAGCGGATGAACATATCCTGCGCGGCCTTCGACGAGTCGGCTACGCCCCAACGCGAGCGCGCGACGTTTGCGATCACACTCGACGGGTTCGTGCACGTGCCGCCTCCGTCGCAGTCTCCGTTGATGCTGCATGCGGTGCCGGCCTCGGTGCCCCCCGTGCACGATCCCTGGGGCCGCTGCCCGCCGCCGATCTCGACCGCGCCCTTGTTCGGGAGACTCGTCGGGTTGTCGGCGTACAGGGTACACTGTACGTTGTATCCACCGAGGCCGAGGAAGTTGCGCGTCTCGACACAGACCTTGCGCCGCTGGCCGATGGTGAGGGTCAACTTCGAGTAGGTCGCCTTGCTGCACTTCGGTACGCCGCCGACCTCGGCGGGACACTGCCCCCCTGAGGGCGCGCAGGAGTCGTCATTACCAGCGCACTTCGTGCAATGCGTTCCGTCAGTGAACGACTCCTCACACTCGAATTGGTCCTCGTCGTTGAAGTGAACCCGGAGAGTCCGTCGGGTGAAGTGCTGTGGCCCCCCACCGAACGCCGCCGGTGGGCAGTAGGTGGCGTTGTTGTCGCAGCCCACCGTAATCACGCACTGGCGCACGCCGCCGCTCGACTCGGTGATGATGATCGGCACCTCGCCGAGTCCCATCCCGCACGCGCCGCCAGCACAATCTGCATTGCTCGCGCACGGCACGGTGGTGTTGTTGGTGCAGCGGCCGAGAAGCGTGACGTCGGCGCAGTCGAGAGAGCGCGGCGTTGCCGTGAAGTTGACGGGCATCGTCGCGCTTCGCCCCTGCTCAACGGCCATGTCGGCCTGGAAGTGGGACCACGGATTCGTGTCGTTTACGATCTCGAACGGCAGCTCGCAATTCTCAGTGCCGGCGCAGTCGTCATCCTCGTCGCAGGTGGTTCCCGAGAGCGCGACGCAGTAGCCGCGATTGAGATTGCAGGTCTGGCCGCCGCCGCAATCCCCGTCGACGACGCAAGGGCGGGCGCAGAAGCCAGCGCTGATCGCTCCGAGTGTCGGAATCTCCAGCTCACCGTCGACGATGATGCCGGACGTCGCGCCGAGTGGAGCGGTCGCACCGAGCTCGAAGGGGATGACCACCGTAGGCTTCGCCCAGGCGGGGACCGCAACGAGCGCAATCGCGATCGTCAGGGCAGAAGTCCGTCGCATGCGATCCCCGGGCTTGTCGGCCCGTCGCTCATACTCTCGGGCGCGTCTGGCGCGCCGCCGTAGATCCAGTGCCGAGGGTTGCTCGGGTCACGGGTCCAGAGCACCGACCAGTGCTGCGGCACCTCGAACAGGCGCTCGTCGGGTCCGAGGGTCCGGCCTGTGATCGGGTCGCGGTAGCCGGTCGTGTGCATGACGCACGGCAGCGTGTACCGCACGTCGAATCCTTTCGGCGCCGCCTTCGGATCGCTCGCGGTCACGATCTCGCACGAGGTGTTGTCGGCCGCGACGGTCACCGTCCCGTGGTGCTGGATGCCGTGGATGGTCGGAGAGACCGAGCAGGCGATCTTGGCCAGCGAAGCGCGACGTTCTGCTTTCTCGGCGCGGGCACGAAGAGTCCGTTTCGCGCGAGGCTCCGAGCGGCGCTCCAAACGCTCGACCGCATGGGTCGCCATCGGCAGGAGCGCGATCAGTAGGACGAGCAGTTTCCGTGACACGCGTTTCCTCCGGTCAGGCTGTAGGTGATCACCATTCCGGCACCGCCGGCGCCGCCGGTGCCGCACGTCGAGACAGCGCTGCCGCCCGTGCCTCCGGAGCACGTCGTGGTCACCGAGTTCCAGGTGACGGCAGACGCGATGATGAGGGCGTTGCCGCTTCCACCGCCGCCCGCCGATCCAGACGTCGAGCCGTTGCCAGCAGCATTGCCTGATAGGTCAATCGTCGCGCCGTCGAAGGTGGCCGTGCCCATACAAGCCACGACCAAGCCCCCACCACCGAAGCCGCCAGCACCAACCGTCCCGGAGGCGCCTGACGGGCAACCACCTCCACCACCTCCGGTGCTTCCGAGTGCCGGCCGCTCGAACCAGAGGGTGTCCGCACCCGTGCCGGCGCCGCTCACTGGCGCAGCACCTCCACCAGAGCCGCCAAGAAATGGTAAAGCCTGTCCTGGAGCCCAACTGAACCAGGCTGTACGATTGCCAGCACCACCGTTCACGGAAGAAGTCGTACCCGCCGCGCCACCACCGAGCATCGTTGAGTGGCCCGGCTTCCCTGCCTGGTTGGCTGCGAGAGTGCCCCCAGCCACCGAGCACCCACCCAAGCCCTTGAGGTTGATCTTCCCGTTTACCGTACAGTCGCCTCGAACGTAGAGCTGGAGCTGCGACGCCGCTGCGTTCAGGCAACCGGCGGTCACCGTGCGATCGATGGTGACGGTCCAGTCCGACGCAATGCTGAGCGACGAGAACTGCTTCAGGAAGCTCGGGGTGTTGTAGGTGTTGATCGAGTTGAACGCGCCGATGTGGGAGTTGGGAGTGAGCTTGCAGGTGCAGGAGTAGGAGTTGTCCGGGGTGTTGGTTCCGCTACAGCCCCCGGTGCAGGCCGCAGGGCAGTTGCCGGACCCTGGGGTCGTCCCGCAGCTTGCCCCCGAGCTTACGTCGGGCAGCGTGAACGCACCATCGGCACCGCTCCCCCAGAAAGTCGGGTCTGGGCCGGTTTCCTTGTAGGTGTCGGGAATATGGGTGTTGGTGTGCACGGCGCTGATTGCGGCGTTCTCGTCCTCGTACATGGTCTCGTCGATCGTGCAGGTCTTGCCGACCGAGTTCCCGCAGAGGGTGAAGGTGGAACCGGCAGAAACGTCGCACTCGCCAGCGGAGCAGGTGACGTCGAACTCCAGGCCGAAGTCGATGAGCGATCCAACGCCTTGCAAGCTGTTGTTCCGCTTGACGCTCATCGGCGCGATCCGCTTCCACTCGCTCGCGATGTTGCAGGTGCCGTCGCCCGTCAGGCAGAGCCAACACTTCCAGTCATCCTCGTCGCAACAGACTTCGCGGGGCTTGCCGTCGGTAATGGTCGTGCAATCCGTGTCGTGGCTGCGCCAGCCGAGGATGTTCGAGCCGCTTGGCCGCGTTGTGTCGGTGCCTGAGTCGCCGCCGTCGATCGTCTTGTTGGTGAGCGTCTGCGCGCTGCTGAGATCCGCCGCGACGAAGCACGCGGTCCCCGTGTCGGTCCCGTTGTTCTTGACGCTCTCGTTCGCGGCGCAGTTGGGAACCGCAATTGCACCGTTGGCGCAGGTCGCGAAATCGCCCGAGCAGGTGAGCGCGTGCGCCGTCGACGCCGAGAGGAGCGCCAGCAGGGCGAGTGAGAACCAGCGCTTCATCAGGCGATGCGCTCCGCCGTGCACGAGATCGTCGCATTCGCCGCCGTGGCCGATGCGACAGCCCTGATCGCCACGCACTGGCCGGCCGTCGTCGAGCTGGTGGAGGCACCCGAATCACAGGTCGTTCCCGACGCGCTGATCTGGCACTGCGCCTTGGTCGTGTAGGAGATCGACCCGCAAGTGCCGGTGCCGATCGTGATCGTGAACGTATCCGAGCCGCCCGGCGCCGTGCTCGATCGGCAGTTGATGTTCTCGAAGGTCGCTGCCGCGTCGGTGGGAGCCGCCACGTTGGCCTCGGTCGCGTCGACCAGCCCCGGCCAGATGTAGACCGTGGAGCCGGACGTGAGCGGCATGCCCGTGCCGAAGCCGATCAGCGGCTTGATCTGCGTCGTCGTCGTGTCGAGATCGGAGGCGACGCCGTCCTGGCACTTCTTGAGCTTGTTCTCGGAGAGGTCGGCGAAGATGTTGTAGTTGCCGGTAGTGCAGCCGGGGTTGGTATCCGACTCGTCGAACTCGATGCCGAGGTTGTCGGTAACGAGCTGGCCGGTCAGGGTGCCGCCGGCGAGAGGGAGATAGCTGCTCGCCGTGATGTTGTCCGGCACGTCGTTGTCGCTGATCGTGCCGACGCTGACGGTGCCGCCGACGGACGATTGCTTGAGAAACTGGTTCGCGCCGCCCGTCGCCGAGAGGTCCGCTCCCGTGCCGCCCTTCCCGACCGGCACCTGCGCCGAGATCGACCACGTTCCGGTGTTGATCGTTGGCACGCCCGTCGAGGCAGAGGTATCGAGTCCGGTGCCGCCGTTGGCCGCCGGAACCTGGCCCGTGAGCGCGCAGCTCCCGTTTTGACAGGTGATGTTTTGCCCGCCGGTGATGGCACGCGCGGGAAGCGTGTTCAGCGAAAGGCTCGCCGTCCACATCAGCAGCCAGCCAAGCAGCGCCACGATGCCAGGCCGTGACGGCCGACGCTTCGTGAATCGCCCTCGTGCGTCTCTCGGTTGATCGTTCATCGCATCCTCCTCACTGCACTTCGAGTCTGAACGTTGGGACCGAGGTCGCTGCCCCGGACGAATAGGTGACCTTGACCGCGCCGCACTCGGCGACGAGGACGGAGGCGCTTCCGCTGCCTTCCTTCGCGGCGTTGGTGATCGAACAGGCGAGCGACGTCGGGGACGCCGCGCCCAAGGTGCCGCAGTCGCCGCTCACGACGGCGAGAGTCACCGTCTCCCCGGTGCCGGGTGCCGTCGTCACCGTGCAGCGCATGGTGCGCAGACGAAGCCCGTCGACCGGCACCTGTACCTCGTCGGGATCGAGGCTCACGTTGTCGCCGTCGAGCGGCATCCAGACGACGGTGCTGGACGTGATCGGCGTGACCGCGCTGCCCGAGAGCGGCACTCGACGAGGTGGCCGCTCGGGTGGTTCGATCGCCCCGGCAGCCAAGGCGACCATGAGCAGGGCGAGGCAGAGGAAGCGCCTCACGTGCCTTCCTCCTCGTCCTCCGCGTCCTCGAGCCGGTCGTGGGCAAGCTCGATCTGGGTGTAGACTTGGCCCTTCCGGACGTGGGCCAGCTCGGGTCGACTGCGCACGTAGATCCAGATCCGCTCGAACGCTGCGGCTCGTTTGTCTGGGACCGGCGGGTCGGCGTTCTCGACGTCGAGCACGGTGTTCTCGACGACGGCGACGAAGACCTCCCACTCCCGGTTCCTCTCCTCGTCGGTGGCGTCGGGCATGCCGCGCTCGATCGATTTGGCTAGCCACTTGACCGAGACGACGAGCAGCTCGACGACCGACTTCGCGAGCTGTGGCGCAAGCGAGATCAGGGCCTCGGCGAAGGCGTCTTTTGCGGCGTCCTTCTTCATCCGCCGCACTCGATGTTGAGCGTCTCGCCCGACGTCCCCACCACGTAGATCGAGGACGCGTCGCGGCGATCCGATGGGCTGGTCGATCCCGACCACGGCACCTTCACGCCAGTGTCGCAGTCGGTATCCAGGGTCGCGGGGCCGTAGCAGAACGGGCCTGCGTCCTCCGGATCGAGCCAGAGGGCGCACGAATAGGCGGGGGTGTAGGCGCCGCCGAAGAGCTGCTGGACCGATCCCGTGAGCGTCAGGCGCGCGCGCCAGGGACCGACGACGGGAACGAGGTACATGCCCTCCGCGCGCCGCTCCTCGCACGTACACGTGCCAGCGCCAGCGCCCGTGCAGCAGAGCCCTGGATCACCGGAGCCGACGCAAGCCGCATCGCAATCCCCATCGGTAGCGCAGAGGATCGAGGTGTCGCCCCAGCCGGCGCACTCGCCTTGGCTGTAGGTGTGGATCGGCACGGAGCCGACGCCCTGGTTGTCGAGCGTGCCGGTGCCGACGGACTGCGGGACGATCTGGGCGTAGGCCGGCAGCGCGGCCAGCGCTACCACCGCCACCAGAACCAGCCTCAGCCATCGCGCCATGCGTCGCCCTCCGACTTCCCGGGCGGCATGTGTCGGCGGGCCTCCGAAGAGGGCGGCTCGACGCGGGCCGGTTCGCTATGTTTCCCTTATCAGCTCTTGGTCAATGATTCACGTCCGAGCCCATGCCGGTGCTGGGCGTCTCCAGTACCAGATCGACCACGTTGGTGTTGATCGAGTTCGTGGTGTTCGCCGCGTCCACCACGATCGTGAGGTTCATCATGTCGCCGGGGTCACACTGGTAGGCCGCGCCGGCGCTGGTGGAACAGTCCAGATTCACGTGAACGCACTCCTGGGTGTTGGCCGCCAGGTAGGTGATGTCGGCGTTCACCGCGTTGCTGAGCGCCCCCCAGGCCTGCCCGAGCCCGGTGCAACGGCAGGAAACGTCCATCGCGCTCGTCTCGGTCGTGCTCGATCCGCTGTTGACGCAGATCGTGAGCCCGGCATCGACTTGCACGCCAGCCGCGTACCCGTAGCCCGAGACCGTGTAGTCGTCGGGCAGCCGATACTGCACGTCGATCTGGCTACCGGCGTTGTCGGCGCAGACGATCGGGTTGATGTACGGCCCCGAGCCGACCTGGGTCCGGCCGCCGAGCACGCAATTGGTTCCGTCGAGCACGGCGGACGGCATGAGCGAGACGGCACGGCCGGGAATCGGCGCGTCCGGCTCACCACGAATGACGGCCGTCGAAGAGTTCTCGTCGACGAGAGTTTCCCTCACCGTGATCGAGGTCGACGCGACGGAGGCGACGGTCTTTCTCCCGTTGTTTCCCGCGTTCGCTGCCTCGAAGATGTTGATCTTCTGCCCGACGTTGAACCTGTATCCCTCATCGGTGTGTCCGGTCATGGTGATGGTTTTCGTCGAGGCCGTGAACTGCAGATTCCCCGACGTCCCGGCACCACGAATCGGGATCGTCCCCACCGAGTGATACGTGACCGCAGTCGGCCGGTCCCACTCCGAGAGGCGCCAGATCGGCACGCCGCCGCCAGCCGTGTTGTTCCAGCCCATCAGGTAGACGCGGCCCCGACCGTCGAAGGCCATGTCGAACGCCTGCCGGGGAAAGGTGTCGTACCTCACCGCTTGGCGCGTGTTCGGGTCGAAACGGATCACGAAGTCGCCGAGCACCGGATTCGCGGCCGATCCGTGCCAGCCGCTCCACACGTACTGGCCGTCACAGTAGATCCCCCAGAACGAATCCGAATTCTTGCCGAAATACAGGTACTCTTGCACCTCCATTGTGTCGACGTCGATGCGCGCGAGCTGGCCGAATCTCGGGGCGCCAAGAGAGATCTCGCCGCCGACGTAGAGGTATTGCCCGCAGAGTGCGCTCTCATCGCCGGTCGCGAGCAGTGACGTCTTCTGCGCGACCACCGTCATCGTCGATGCGTCAACTTTCCACACGTCCGTCTCGTTCGTGCCCGTGCCGTCGCCGATGATCATCGCGTACAGGTAGCCGTCGCCGTATTCGAGGGTGTGGCAGCCGCGGTCGGTGCCGGTGAGTGTCGCCGAGCCTACTGACGTCCCCGTGTCCGGATCGAGCTTGTAGATCACGGCCGGGTTTCCCCCGCAGGCGTAGAGGTATCGTTCGTCGGTGTCGCAGCTCTCGGCAACGCTCCAGTTGGTCGGGTTCACGCCCGCGAAAGGTTCGGTGTAAGTCATCGCTACGGGATCAACCGCCGTCACGCCGATCTCGTTCGGTGGCGCGTTCTCGCTGCCGGCGTGGCAGACGTACACCTTGTCAGTCCGCGCCATGTAGACGAGCTTGTCGGCGTGCTCGTGCGCGTCGTCGTTCGTGAGCGGCGGTGAGAGTTCAGTCTCTCCCGTGAGGTTTTCATCCACGCGAACCACTCGGAAGGGTCCAGACGTCGTCCCGCGATGCAGCGCGAAAAGCTTTCGGTGCTGCTCGACCCAGATCAGATCATGCGCGAGATTGAACCCGGACGGCAGGTGATAAGTGATCGTCTTCCCCGACACGTAGGGCAGATCGAGGGCGTGCGCTGTATAGGGAGAGTTCATCGGCGAGCCGACGGCGCCCTGCCGCCGATCGAGATCCCTCCACCCGGCGTTGTCCGCGTCGACCGCTTCGAGCGACATGCCCGGGTCGAAATCGGCGCTGCGCTTCTGCATGCCGCGCTGGCGATTGTAGACGCCGTCTTCCTCCGCAACGGCCACTGACGCGACCAGCGCCAGCGCCACCACTCCCGCGATTGCTCGAACCATGCCCATCGTCTCCGATCTCCGGGCGGCATGGTGTCGAGCGGGGCCGTGAGGGCGCGGCTCGAACGCGGGCCGGTTTGCTGTCGTTCAGCCTTTCTGCTGTTTCTCGGATTCCTTTTCTTCTGCCGCGAGCTTGAGAAGCCCCGTGATATGTCGGCGGCCCACCTCGCTGTTCCAAAGCACTTCGAACGCACCCTTCGCGTGACGTTTCATGTCCCGCTCGCGCTGCTCGTGCTTCTCCTGCTCGGTCGATTCAATCCTGCCGTTCATGTCGTCGGCGCCTCGTAGAGAATCACGGTGACCGACAGGTTGATCGTCCCGCCGGTGAACGTGCCGCCACGCGGGGTGAAGATCAGGTCCGTGGCTGCGCGGATCTTCAGAAAGTCCGCCGTGCCCTTGTCGTTCGCGCGCGTGTTCACCGCCACGGGCTCGTTGTCGCCGAAGGCGCGGAGCGCGCCGCTCACGCCGAGATCCCAGCCGGTACACCCGGTCACGGTGGCCTCGACGTCATAACCGATGTCGAGAACGAGGCAGTGCGCAGGCAGGGCGTTCGTGATCGTAGCGCTTGCGCCCGAGAGGCCCGACTTCGTGAGCTCGATTACGCGCTGGCGGAAACGGCCGCCGCCGCTGCGTCCCTGTAACGAGAGGATCTTCGACGTCTTGTCGTAGGTGAGGCCGAGATCGGCGCCGAACGAACCGCCATCGTTGAACTGCACTTGGGTGTCGACCCCGCCGGGGGTTCCTGACCCGCCGCCGCCCGTCGAAATCTTCGACTCGTTTCCGAAATCGTCGCGGAAGTATGGGCCGTCGGCCTTGAAGTAGAACTGCCAGTAGTTCGACGGTGGAAGGCTGGACGGCGTCGACATCTCGCGCCATTCGAGCTGGCCTGGGGGCATCCATCGGAAACGCTCGACGAACGAGCCGTAGCAGGAGAGGATCTGTCCGGCAGCGCCGGCGGAGACCTTCAGCGCTGGCTGCGTATCGGAGCCGTGCGCCTGGGAAACGGCCACGACGGGCGTCGTGCCGGCGGCTGTCCGTTCGAAGTACCCCGCGTAGCTCGCACCAAACTGCGCCACCTGCAGCGCCACGCCGCCGCTGGCCTCGATGTCAACGCCCCACGAGTTGCCGGTTGCAACCGCCTTGATGGCGCGCTTGCCCGTGCTGGTGTTCGATCTGACCCAGAGGCCGTCCTTTTCCGTCAGCGCGCTCCCCGTGTCACCCGTGACGCCGACGCGCGCCGTCGTGATGCCGCTGATGCCGAAGTCGAGAACGCCCGTGGCGGGGTCGAAGGTGAGGCCCGGATCCGCACCGAAGGCGCCGCTCGCATTGTACTGAATCTGCTTGTTCGACCCAGCAGGGGTGCCGCCGCCGCCCGACTGATTCACGAACTCGAGCGCGCCGAAGCTGCCCATCGCCAGAACCTGCCCGGGAGTGCCGAGCACCGAGGGCAGCACGAGATCGAGCTGCGCGTTCAGCGGCGGAATGATCCGCACGCCGTAGCCTCCGGCGCCGTTCTTCAGGATCAGTTGGCCGACCTGCAGCGGCTGATCTTGCGAACCGGACCCGATGGCGAGCCGGACCGCGATCGGGGAGGCTGCGGGTTCGCGCCTGATGCCGATGTCCGGCGTAAACGAGGCGTCCGTCGACGGGCTCCAGAGGATCTGCAGATCGGAGGCGAACTTGTGAAGGCTCGGGCTGATGATCTGCTTCAGCACCGAGGCCGCGCCGTACCAGCGCCACTCGCCGGCGGCTGCCGCGCCCCAGTCGCCGCTTGCGCCGAGCACGCCCGCGGTCGCGTAGAGCACGGCCATCTCGTGATCGGCGTGGGTCGACGCATCGGCGAGGACGGTCTGCAGCTTCGCACCGCTGCGCCTGATGGCCGGGAAGCTCGATGTCACGCCGCCGAGCTGCAGGCCCTGGTTCGGGCTCGCGAACGAGGAGAACAGCTCGACGTCATCGAGAACTGTGCCCGTGGTGTCGGTGAACTTCGCCAGCGCTCCGGCCACGCTGTTGCCGTTGCCGGGCCCGCTCACATCGCCGCCGGCGGTAACGAACGTGAGGTTTCCGCTGCCGTCGGTCGCGAGCACGTCGCCGTTGCTGCCGTCGAGGATCGGCAGCCGGTAGACGCGCACGCCGCTCTGGCCATCGGGCGCACGGAGCGTGATGCTCCCCGAGCCGCCGGCCGAGAAGAACGTCGCGCCGAACAAGAGGCTCATGACGTTCTGGAAGGTCCACTGGCCGCTGATGGATTCCGTGTCGCCGGCGCGGGTGAAAATCCCCTCGTCGCCGATGTCGCTCTCGACGATGGCGCGGAAGGCAGCGGCCGTCGGCCCCGACGCGATCAGGGCCTGGCCGGCGGTGAGCCCGGAATAGCTGAGCTTCGAATGTGCGATTGAGTTGAGGGAGGTGTTACTGTGCTTGTGCCCCGGGTCGAGCGAGGCTGTGTTCTTCAGCAGGTAGTCGATCGACGTCGTGACCGCGGAGCCGTCCTTGCCCATCTTGGCCTGGACGGCCGCCATTGCCTCCTGCAGCTTGTTGACGTGCGCGGCTACGATCTCGTCACCCGCGTCGCCGTCGATCTTCGCGACCCATGAATCGAGAGAGGTGGGGAATACGGAAGGCATGCGTCACCCCTTACGGCGGCGAGAGCTTCCCGGTCAGGCTCACCGGATTCCCGCCCGCCACCGTCGAGCCCACCTGCGTGATGTCGAATTGGAGATGATCTCCAGCCTGCATGGCGAGCGGCGTTCCGAGCGTTACGCTCGCCCTGTACTTCGTCGCCGCCAGAGTGACCGTGCGCGTCGCCGTGCTCGTCGGCGGGTCGGTGTCGAGCGTGCTTCGCAGGAGCGATACCTGCGCGATGAGGCTCGCGCCCGTGGGCGCGGTCTTGACCGCAACGTGCAGCTCCGTGAGCTGACAGGCCTGCTCGATCACCACTTCGGCGATCCCGTTGGCAACCGTCGCGTTGCCCGCCTGGCTGAAGCGGACCGGGGCGGGCCGCGCAAGCCCCTCGACCCATTGCTTGCTCGCCGGGTGGAGTGCCGCCGTTGGATCTGCGGCGAGCACGATGGCCCCAGTCATCGTGCCACCGGCAAGCGGCAGCTTCGCATCGAGCAGCGCCTGAACGGCCGCGCTCGGTGTCCCGTCCTCTTTCCCGATGTCGTTCCAGGCGGTGTTCCCGGCGTTCCGAAGCTTGATCGTCGCCGGCACCGTGTTCGTGTCGATCCAGGCGAAGCCGGCCACCACGATCTGGCCCGGGATGTTTACCGGATCGACCGATCCCCGGTACCACGAGGCCACCGCGAGGAGCGCGTTGTTGAGCGCGACCGTATACGCGGTTCCGTTCTGCGGGAGGAGCGAGAGAACTGATACGTCCTGGCTCATCAGTATCCTTTCGCGATCCAGAAGACGTCGCGCACGACCAGCACCCCGCCATTCATCACGGAGACAGAGAAGCCGCTCGCACTCTCGTTACCGAGAACGATGCGGTCACCATCGGCAGACGGATTCGCCGTCGTGCTCCGCACCGAGACGGCGATGTCAGGCGGCGAGCCATCCGGCGGAAGGTTGAACGGCCGCGGGAAGTGCACCATCGTGGCCGCCCCGGTGTTAGTCGTGACCTTGCCGCTCTGAACGAGATCGTCGACGTCGATGATCCAGCGGAACTTCTTGAGCGTGGCGTAGATGCCCGAGGCGAGGCTTGCGAGACGGATGCGGAGGCGGAACCGCCGGCCGGCATACAGCCCCGGCTCGAAGGGCTTCCAGTCGCTCCACGTGTCTCCGGCCGCGTCGTCGGAGACGGAGATCTCGGGCTCGGCCGAGATCGTGTCGACGAGATCGACGAGGTCCACCTGCGCCAGATCGTTGAAGTCGGGCTCGGCGCGGATGGATTCCACGCCCACGGCTACGGCCTCGTATTCGAGCTTGATCCGAACGGTCTGCTTCGTCGGCAGAACCGGAATGTGGGCGTCGGGCGGCTGGAAGTAGCCTGCCGAGTTCGGCTTCGCACGAAGCCATCCTTCGTCGGAGATGAAGAGGCCATCGATCGTGTGGCCGGTGAGCGCAGCGATGCCGAGGAGATCGACAGGGACGCCGTTCATCGAGATCGATCCGCTCGTCGCCTGAAGCTGATTCTGACTGCCGCTCCAGTAGAGCACTTCATCGATCACGCCGTTGAACGCCCCGACCGAGCCGTTGACGCTTTCCGTGCTGGCGTAGAGCCGGAGCGTCCCAGGATTGTTGATCGTCGCGCCGATTGGCGTCGGAGTGAGGAAGGCGAGTTCGCCGTTGACGTAGAGCGCGGCCAGGTAGGACGACGGCGGCAGCAGCCACGCCAGCCCGACGATGTGATACTCCTCGCCGGCGACGTACGGACCGGACCATTCGTACGTGTCCACCGAGCCGCTCGTGCGGACGACGTCGAAGAGGATCTTCCCGTTGGATGCAACCCGGAGGCTCGCACCGTGCGAGGTTGCAGCGCCGGAGCTCGGGTCCTTCATCCGGACCACGTAGGCGTTCTGCAGGGCGGCGGGCTTCATTACGGCAGAGAGGCCTACCAGTGCCGAGCTTGCGGGAAGCGCGGGGCTCGCGATGCGGTTGGCGATGTTGCCGTTGAACGACCGCGCCTCGTCATCGTCGCCGGCCAGGAGCCCGGTGATTGCGGGGACGCTGCCGGCGATCGTGCCGTCGTTCGCTTCGGTCGCGCTGTTCGTGACGTTCCCGGCGATCTGCTCGTTGAAGCGGAGATCCATCACGGCGATGCGCTCGATGAACGAGTAGTAGATGCCGCGCTCGTAGAAGAGCGCCGCGAACACGAGCGAGGTCACCTCGTGCGCCCCGAGCGCACGAGCGATCTTGAAGAAGTGCCCGATGTTCCCTTGCAGCGCCGAGGAGCCCGGCGAGAGGATGCCGAGGTAGGCCGTCCCAGACGTCACCGCGTACGCCGACGAGCAGGTGATCGTGCCGACCAGAACGGCCCCCACGTAGAGGCGCACGCGACGAACGAGCCCCGCCGTGGTCGACTCCTCGGAATACGTCACGAGGGCGAGCGCCCAGTTTCCCGTTCGTTGATCGCCTGCGTAGTCGATCGTGCCGAACGGGGTGACGAGAACCAGGTGGCCGACGGTGGCACTCACGTAGAGCCGCGTCGTGTCGCGCGAATAGAGATGCTGGTGAACGGCGCCCGTGTAGCTCGTCTTGAACCAGACGCCGAACGCCCAACCGTCACCGTCGAGATCATTCTCGGCGCCGCTGCCGAGGTCGACGTAGTCATTGTTGAGCCCATCGCCATTCAGCGCCACCGAGTAGTCGACGTCGTTCGGCAGGAAGCCCGGCTGGCGGTAGGTCGGCGTGCCCACGTAGCTGCCGACGTTCGCCTCGGACACGTGGTCGTACACGTTCGGCGTTGCCGGTTCGCTGCCGAGGCGCCAGTAGATCGTCGGCCTCGAGTTGAGAGCGAGGGTCTCGAAGTCGTGCCACAGCAGCGGCAACTCGTCGTGCTCGACAATCACGTTCTTGACGAGATCGGCAACGCCCTCGACGGTGATCGACGCGGGGGTGCCGTAGACGTAGAGCGGATCGGGGCCGGCGGCCTGAACGGCCACGCGCGCCGCGACCCAGTACGTGCCGTCGGAATCAAGGAGCCAGCGTTCCTCGAGACTGCGCCCGACGAAGCTCGCGCGCTCGAAGCCGTCGGCGCCGCGGCGAATCTCGTATTCGACCCGGCCACGGACGTCGGTCACCGGCAGCCACCGTAGCGTCACCCCCTCCGGGCGGTGGAAGAACTGGAGCTTCTCGATCGGCGCCACAGGCGCGCGGAAGAGAATGCCGCGGAGCTGGTAGACGGTGTCGGGGACGTCGGGATCGTCGAGCGACTGCTCCTCGCCGCCATAGCGGTTGAACGACGTGAAGCGGAAATGGAGTCGGCTCGGCTTCGGCTGGAAGAGGTCGGCGCGGAGCGGGATGCGGGCGATCGAGGAATCGACCAGCAGCGCGGCGGCACCGATGCGCTTCGTGGCGCTGGCATCGGTCCCGAACTGGCCCCGGTAAAGCGTCGGGCCGATCTGGTAGATGTCCGAGCCGTCGGCCGCCTCTCCCGTCTTCGTCGATGCCGTGTAGGAGAGCACTTCGTAGTTCAGCAGCTCCTCGCCGCCGGTCATGACGATCATCGGAGACCGGGCGCGGCGCGCCTCGATGTCCGAGTAGGCGGCGGGCATGGCGATGTCCGGATCGAAGGGGCCGAGGAGAAAGTCAAAGCTCGGATCGTTCTCCCCGAACGTCGCGTAGACCCGCCCGAGGATCGCGCGCCGCTCGATGCGGGCAACGGGACGGAACTCGACACCGTCGTCCTCGGACATCCAGACCGTACACCCGCCCCACGCTTGGCGCCGGCCGGCGGCAGCGATCCAGATCTCGAGCCGCCCATCGCTCAGTTGCGCAACGGGCTCGAACATGACGGGCGTGTTGATGATCCCCGGCTGCTCGTCCAGCTCCGGCAAGGGAATCGGCGCCGGCCGCGGATAGAGCACCGCGGTCGTGAGACCGAGCTTCAACTGCTCGGCGCGGATCAACTGCACGCGCTCGCCGATGCCTTCGATCTCGCGGATGCGGCAGGGCTCGCGCGAAAACGTCTGGCCAGCGTGCGTCAGCGACACGACGTCACCGGGCTCGAGACGCGAGTAGCGCCAGTCGACCTGGAACTCGTACAGGTTGGCGGTGGAGCTGAGCTTCGCAATCTCGATGTTGGCGAGGGTCTGCGCGGTGTCCCCGTCGGTGACGAAGTCCGCCGCGAAGTCCGGCGCGTCGTTGATGCCGAAGACGGTGATGGACGCGAGGTTCCGCGCCTGGCGCGTGTCCTCCGAGTAGTAGTTGTGGCGGTTGTGATACTTGACCGTCACCCGGTTCTGCGCGTCGGCAGCGTTGCGGCGCTTGGTGTGGATCGCCTCGCCGTCGCTGAACGGGATGAAGTCGTCTTCGGTGAACTCGTACTGTGCCAGGATCTCCGGCGCCCCCGTCTCCGGGTTCACGCGGACAAAGTCTGGCGTGTACGTTTCCTGCGGGCCGATCGCGGCGTTCGTGCCGACGATGATCTCGTCGCCGAGCGGAAGGGCCTTCAGCTTCCCGTCTGACCAGAGGAAGTCGGTATTGCTCTGTCGGCCGAGGTCGCGGAGCCATTCTTCCGCGCGCCGCCGTTCGATGAGCGCCGGCGAGAGCAGCAGCCCCGCCGCCTTGCAATACGAGCGATACTGCGAAAGGTCGGCGAGGAACGTTCCCGGCGGGCGCAGGCCGTAGATTGTGTTCTCGACCAGGTCCTGCAGGATGTCCGCCGGGTTGGCACCGACCTTCAGCCCATTCGGATCGAGATGAACGGTCGGCGGCGACGGCCCGAGGTCGGGATCCGTTCCGGCCGTTCCCTCGAGCAGCACCTCTCTCACGGTCGGATCGAGGAGAAGCCCGAAGACCTCGGCGTTGATCTGCGGCAGCTCCGGGCTCGTGTAGAGCGGCCAGCCGTGGCGGGCGAAGTAGGCGAACGTCGGATAGCGCACTTCCGGTGACGGCGCACCCTCGATGATTTCTTCGCGGTCTTGCGTGATCTCGCGCGCCTCTGTCCATGCGACCTGGTCGGCGGTGCCGAGGAAAAGGTTCAGGGCCCCGGATGATGAGTCGGCGTACCCCCAGTGTTGGATGACGAGCCGTCCACCGGGAACCTCACCCGGTGTCTGGTAGTGATTCTGCTCGTCGGCGTTGACCTGGCCGAGCACGCCGCCGAGCAGGATGCGCCGCTGCTCGCGACGGTAGATGTAGCGCACACCCTCGATTGGGCCGTGCCCGATGCCGAATGCTGCGGAGATGAAGTAACCAACCTGGCTCTGCCCGGGCACGGAAGCGCCACCGAAGCCGCCGAAGAGAACCTGTAGGGTCCCGCCGCCGCCGCCCTCGTTCTTGAGCTCGTATTGTATGTGGCGCAACGGTCCCACCCAGATCACGTTGACCGCCACGCGCTGGCGGCCGTAGATGAGTGGGATCGGATTCCCGTAGGCGGACGTATCGATGCGGATGCCAGCCGCAATCGGGTTCTCCTGGCTGGTGGGCTTGGCCTTGCCCATCAGGTCCAGCCCTCGAGAGTCCAGACGCTGTTGACGTTGCCACCGATGAGCGGCGGCTCGCCGACCTTGTCTCTCACCACGCCGCGGCCGAGGTGCGCGTGGATGACCTGCGGCCAGCTCGCCACGATCGCGCCGTGCGTTGCGCGCGTTGTTCCCCTGCCGCGGAACGAAATCGGGATGTCGAAGATCACGATGTCGGCGGTCTTCGGCTCCCGATCGACCCGGCGCGCGAAACGACTCACTAGCGAGAGATAGAGCTTCTCACCGGCAAGCTGGCGCGCGAGCGCGCCCTTGTAGGGCGGGATGTGGATCGTCTCGCGGAGAAGTCCCGCGCGCTCGAAGACGCGGACGAGGAGATAGGCGCAATCGACGCCGGCGCCGAGCACGCCCTGCCCGTCGCGGTAGCGCGTGCCGATCCAACGCTCGGCCTCTTCGACGACGCGGAGCCTCTCGGAGGCTTCCGTCATTGCGGCCCTCCGAGGTTGAAGCGCTCGTTCCAGGTCTTCGGACCCTTCACGCCCATGAGCGTGTCGGGGCCGGGGATGAACGGGAACCCGAACCAGTTGGCGAGGTTGTTGAACTTATCGCGGCAGGTCTGGCGCGTCTTGTCGCAACCGGCGTTGACGTTGATCTCGTCGCCCTGGGCGGGCTCGTACGGCAGCTCCTCGGCGAGGTCGAGCACGCCCCCATGGCTCTGCTTGATCCCGCGCCGCACGAGAGCGTTGGGGCCGTTCTTGAACAGCACGTAGCCCTCGGCGAAGTAGTTATCGGCTTTCTCGCTGATGACGTCGCCCTGCTCGGTTGGATAACCCGTCACAATCAGCTTCCAGCGCGTCGAGCCGGTCACGATCTTGCCAACGGCATTTAGGGGAGCCGCCTTGCATCCCGCGTCGTAGAGATCCCACGTGCAGCCAGCCTCGTAGGTGCGCCGCGGCATCGGCATGAGCAGCAGCCGCGTCCCGCTCTCGATCGTGAGACTGATCCGCTGCGGGAAGATTTCGCCGAGCTCGCCGACCTGTCCGACGAACTGACGCAACGCGCCCGTCGCCTGAACGTAGTAGCGACCGGTTGCCGAGTCGACGGCAAGATTCTCGAAGTCGATTGCGCTCACCGGGGCGAAGGCGCGCCAGACGGTGACGTCGGCCATGTCGAGCCCGCCGTTTCGCGCGATCAGGTCGAGCGAGGCGGGGATGGCTGCGCCCACGAGCGGCGTGATCTGATTCGTCACGTGGGGAATCAGCCTCGCCTGCACCTTTTGCACCTGCAGGCCCCGCGTTGCCTTGATGCTCTCGACCTCGAAGCTCACCTGCGACGACGAGAAGCGGTAGTCGGCGACCTCCGGGAAGGCCACGTCCACGTCCGTGCCGGTGAAGAGAAATCGCGGGCCGCTCTTCAGCGTCAGATCGAGACAGTCGGCGATGAAGAACTCGCGGGCCGAGAGCAGGAGGTCGTTGAGAGCGGGGCTCGCTTCTCTCATGCGACCGGCTCCGAGGCGATGCGAATGTCGCGGCCCTGCCAGAGCCGATAGGTGAAGTTCCGGACGTTCATCGTGTCTTCGTCGAAGCGGACGAGGAAGTAGAACTCGCTCGTGACGGCGACTTCCTGACCGACGGTCGGGGCGACGGCGAACGTGATCACGCCATCTTGGCTCTCGGTCCATCCCCCGACCGGGCTGTACGGTCCGCCGATCGGGCCGATCTTCACCACCAGAGTGTCGACGGGCGACCGAACGGCAGCGCCGACCACGGCCTCGATCGATCCGCCGTAGTCGCGCAGCAAGCGGAACTTCTTCTGCACGCCGTTGCCGACACCGATCACCTGGTCGGGCCCGATCGCGTAGTCCTCGGTGTCCTTGAAAAGAAACAGCGTCGCCGGACCCTTCACCCGGTTGTAAAAGCCCACCAGCTCGCGCACGACATTGCCGTACACGGGGTGTGCTTCGCGGAGCACGTTCCACGATAGGCGCCATCGATAGACCGGGAAGACACGCTGCGCCGCGGTCGAGGAGCGTCCGCTCTGCGCAGCGATCCGCGTCGTCAGGAACTCCGACTCGCGCTCGTTTCCCCACGAGATGTTCGTCAGCTCCGGCGGCGGGAAGATGAGGAGACTCATCGCAACCTTCCTCCGGCGAAGCGCTCATGCAGATCGGACAGCTCGTCGGCGAGGCTCGATGCGTACTGGCTGCCGTGTCGCTTGAGGTGTCGGTGGACGTCCTGGGAATCGACAGCGCTGATCGGGGCACTGATCAGCGGGCCGTTGATCTGGAGCGGCGGCACGCCCGAGAAGTCGACGGCGCTGGCGGCGGTCCGAAGCTGCACGTCGCGCCGGCCGATGCCACGCTCGGACGACGGCCGTCCCACGTCCAGACCGACGCCGCGTCCGGCACCTGGAGCACGGAGAAAGGGGGAGATGGCCTTCAGATCCTCGGCGGCGCCGGGGGCGAAAGTGGGGCCGCTGCTGGTGACCAGATCCTGGATGCCCGTCGAGAGCTTTCGCGGCAGCACCATCTCGCCCTTGTGGACGAAGAGCGGCTGGTCCTTCTCGATCACTGCGCCATGCTCGGCACCCGAGAGCTTGACGACCAGGGCCGTAAGGCCGCCGACGACCGCGGCCGCGGCGGCGAGCGCGAGGACCGCACCGACGTAGGGAATCGAGGCCACGGAGGAAGCAGCGGCCGTCGCCGCTGGCGCGATCCAGGCGTAGGCCAACTTGACCGCCTCGATGACGCCCCTCGCCGCCGTTGCGATGAAGACCGCGATCATCTGCGTGCCGGTGATCACCCACGACAGTCCGGTAATGATCGCGCCCCTAACCCATGCCGCCGCCGTCTCCGTTGATGCGGACTGGCCACTCGCGACGATCGCCCGATCGGTTCCGACCTGAACGGACAATATGCCGGCCTTGGTGAGAGCGAAGATCGCAAGCTGCTTCCCCTGCTCGGCGATGAACTTCGTCGTGATACCGACGATCTCGCTCGACGCCTGCAGCGCCATCGACTGGAAGCCCTGCGCGACGGCCTGCTTCAGCGTGATCGTGCCCTGGATGACGCCGAGGACGGAGCGGTCCCATGCTTGCGTGACCGAGTCGGCGACACCGTCGAAGATGTCACTGACCACCGCCATCTGTGCTTCGACTTGTTCGAGGCCCTTGATCTTGCCGCCGAGGTCGATGAGCGTCTGCTCCCGCTCCGGGCCTGGCGGTAGTGCCTGCGCCTGCGCGAACGCGCCGCGCGCCGCCTGGAGCTTGGCGCTCACGCGTTCCGGCTCGGGCGAGGTTACGCGACCGAAACCAAGCGCCACGCCGATGTTGTCGATCTTCTGCTTGCCGCCGCCGGCATCGCCGAGGATGGCGATCCGTTCATCGATCGCCGCCAGCTCGGCCTGGAGCTTCTTCGCGTTCTCGATCGCGGTGTCGAACCCCTCGGAGCGGTCGAGCTGCACCTGCAGCGCCGCATAGCGATCGACGAGCCCCTGCACGACGGCATGGGTTGCGCCGAGCGCCGTCGCCATGGCGCGAATACGAGGCTCCAGGACCGCCAGCTCGGCCTTCAGGATCTCCTGCCTGCCGCCGAACAGTGCCGCGATCTCGGCGGCGCGCGACATTTCGGCGTTGAGCTGCGAGGTATCGCTCGAAACCGCCACGAGCTGGGCGCCGAGCGCCTGGATGGCCGGGACAGCCTGCGTCCCGCCCTCCTGGGCAAGCTGCTCGATCGTGCCGGTCAGAAACTGCGCGGCGCGCGCCTGGTAATCGAAGCTCGGCCCGATCGCGTCGGCGACGATGCGCATGCGGGCGAGCTCGGCCGACACGTTCGGGCCGGCGGCGACGAGGCTGTTCAACTGGCCGCGAAGATGTGCGATCTCGGGGCTCGTCTCGTCGAACCCCTCGCCGCGGAGACGGTCCATCTCCTGGCGGACGCGGGAGATCGACTCGCGCCAGGGGTCGAAGCCAGGCTCGCTGACACGGGATTGGATCGTCGAGAGGTCGCGGTCGAGCTGCGTGCTGTCGGCCTGGGCGGCACGGAGCTGCGCGGCAAATCCCTGCGCGGCAGCCGACGCGGGCGTGATGCCCTGATCCGCTGCCTGCCTGAGCGCCTCCGTGATGAGCGACGCCTTCTCGGCGGCGGGGTCGAACGACGGGCCCAGCAGCGCGGCGGCGCGGTCGACGCCGGCGAGCTTCTGCTCTAGCTCGCGGAAGACGGCGGGCAATGCCTCCGCCTGGGAGATGGCAGCGGGCTCCGGCTCTGCGACGAGCGGGATCTTGACCGGTGTCGTCTCGACGAGCGGCGGCTTGATCGTGATGCCCTGGAATGAATTCTCGACGGTGCGGAAGAGGTCGTCTTGCGTCGCGGCGAATTCCCGGTCGGCCGCGGTCTGGAGCGCCTGGCGAACTTCCTTGACCTGGCGCTCGGCCTCTTTCACCGGGCTTTCCGGCAGCGTGAGCCGTGGCGCGCCCTTGGCCGCGCGCTCGGACGTGCGGCGCGCCAACTCGTCGAAGCCGGGGAACTCGTCGGCGAACGACTCCTTCAGCGCCGTGAAGAACCGGCTGAAGAGCCCGGGCTTCGCTGCCTCGTCCCGGATGTCATTGAGCTTCTTCTCGGCCTTCTCCAGCTCGGTCGTGAGATCGGAGACCGAGAGCTGCGCGAGCGCCATCTGGCGCTGCACGGCACTGCCAACACCGGCGGCGCCCTCGCCTACCCCGGCCGTTGCATCGCTCGCCGCGTCGGCGCGGACGGTGAGGTATCCAAGCGCGATCGCCGCCGAAGTCGCGCCGCCGATGAGCACGTCCCAGCCGGCAAAGGCGGCGGCGGAAGCGAGTAGGCCAAAGGCAGAAACGAGGGGCCCGGCGACCAGGAGAAGTGGGCCGAGCACCGCGAGCGCCGCACCAGCGGCGAGCGCCGTCGTCTGGATCGGGCCGGGCAGCTCCGCAAACCCGTTGGCGAGCGACACGACCGCGCCGAGCAGCGGCTCGGCCGCGTCGAGCACCTCGACGAGCGCCGGGGCAAGCTGGTCGCCCACCGCGATCGCCGCCACCTCGGCGCGCGCCTTGAAGACGTCGAAAGCGAACCCGGGCGTCTTTGCCAGGCGTTCGAATCGCTGATCGAGGATGCCGGCCGAGTTGGTGACGGCGTCGAGCACCTGGCGGAAGCCCGTCGCCTGAACGCCAGCGGTGCCGAGCACGCCGGCCAGGGCACGGACGTTCGGGATGACTGCAGCAAGCGCATCCTCGTTGCCGCGGAAACGCTCGACGAGATCGATCAGGGTCGCGGCCAGGCCGTCTTCGCGGATCCGGCGGCGCAGCTCCTCGACGCTGAGCCCCACGGACCCGAGCGCATCGCCCGCCTGCTGGCTCGGCTTCAGCACCGTCGAGAGGGTTCCTCTCAGCGCCGTGACCGCCTCGTCGGCCCCGATGCCGAGCCGCGTGAACGTCGCGATGAAGGCGGCCGTCTGCTCGAAGCTCACGCCAACCTGGGCCGCGAGACCGACGACGCGGCCGAGCACGGGGGCAAGCTCGCTCGCCTCGGCAGCGCCCTGGTCGACGGCGGCGAAGAGGATATCCGTTGCCCGACCAGCGGAGAGGACCGCCGGGCCGTAGGCCTGGACGGCGGAGGTGACGGCGCGCGCAACCGCTGCCGTCTCGCCGAGGCCGATGGCGGATGCTCGCCCGGATCGCTCGACGATGTCGAGAGCCTCCGCGCCGCGCACGCCCTGCGAGGCAACGACGAGCATCGCCTGGGCGAGCTCCGTCGGCCCCCTGCCGACCGCTGGCCCGATGGCGAGAATGCTCTCGCGCCAGGACCGCATCTGCTGCTCGCTGATGCTGGCGAGCGTGACGGTCTTGGTCAGCGTCGAATCGAAGGTGACCGAGGCACGAGTCGCAGCGGCAGCGCCGGCGGTGAAAGGCGCGGAGATCGCCAGCGACAGCGCTGCGCCCTTGCTCGTGAGATTCGAGCTGAGTCGGTCGAAGCGGTTCTCGGCCTCGGCGAAACCGCGGGTGAGTCCACGCGGATCGACGCCGAGGGCGACGAGGACTTCGGTGAGGGTGAGCGTCGCCATCAGCTACGCCGCCTCGCCTCTCGACGCTCTCGCCTTGGCGCGGAGCTCGCGCAGCTTCGCCACCTTTGCCTCGCGCTCTGCCTTGTCGGGCGCGTCGTGCGACTCGGCGTCGACGAACCGCTCGAGGTCGTTCTCGAGCGAGAGCGTCGGCTCGGTCCCGGCCGGCTTCCCGAGCAGCCCCTCGAGGAAGAAGAGCCGCGGCGGGCTGATGCCGAGGTCTTTGAGGCGGAGCGGCTTCCCGCGCTTGCGCTTACCGCCGCTCGCGTTGTGGGGCGCGAGAAGCCAGCCCGTCTGCCAGGCCAGCTTCTCCCACTCCATGTATTGGCGCGCTTGCCATCCCTCGACATGTCTCTCGAACTCGCCCGGGGTCAGATCCAGGACCTGATCCGGGAACAGCCCGACCAGCGCGCCGATTCTCAGTGCGTCGTCGAGCCAGTCTCGGCCGAAGTCGAACTCGTCTCGCCCTCGGCCGCTTGCTCGTTTTTTCCGTCCGCCTCCCCTTTCGCATCGGAGTCGGTTTTCTCGCCCGGAACGAGATTCCCGTTCTCGTCCAGCTTCACGACGCCGTCGGCGATGAGCCGATCGGTTTTCTTCTTGAGCGACTGCATCAGCTCCGACGCTTCGAAGGCGCGAATGAGCTTCGCCCAGAGGTCGTCGTAGAAGTCGGCGTCGTCCTGGGCGAGATACGCGTCGAGCAGCTCGCAGGCGCGGTCGAAGGTGATGGCCGTGTGGCCGCCGCCGCGGAGCGCTGCGAGCAGCAGCTCGACGGTGAGGCCCATGTCGTTCTGAACCGACCGCTGGTAGAGGATCTTGTCGGCGCCGGTCAGCCCGGGCGCGACGAGCCGCGCGTAGACGTCGAGCACCGATTTGAGACCATCGGAGTCCGCCCGCCGCTTCTGGAAGAACTGCTGCGCGAAGGTATTGAAGCGAAGCGTGTAGTGGTGCGCGCCGATCGTGATCAGCTCGCCGCCGATGACCTTCTTCTCCTTCTCGTCCATCTCGTGTCTCCTCGGGGTTGGGATTTCCGATCAGGCCGGGTGTGCGCTTCCGGCGGCGGCTACTGCGTCGCCTTGGTGAGCGCGCCGCGGCTCGAGAGCTCGAGGCTCACGTCGTACGGGTCGTTCAGCGGCCCCGACTGCGAGAGGTTCGTCACCACCGCGACGCCGTCGTAGCGGCGAAGCCCGGAGGCACGCTTCGGGATGAGCCGGATGTAGACGTCCGTCCCGTTGAGGAAGGCCGTCTCGAGTCCGTCCTGGACGGCGTCGCTGACATCGATCAGCCGGTAGCTGCCCGAGAGCGACCAGTCCTTGAGACCGGCGAGCTTCTCCTTCCACCCGGCCGAGTCGTGCGAGCTGGCGTCGATCTCGTCGGCGGTCAGCTCGAGGTTTGTCTCGACGAGCTTCGGGATCGGGTTGAACGCGCCGACGCCGCCGGCGAAGTTCACGTCGATCTGAGATTCTTTTCCTGCGAAGACAGGCATGGGCGCCTCCTCTCCTCTTCCTCGTTCAGACGCGCAGATCGCGGACGGCCGCGACGGTCACCGATGTCACCTGGTTGTAGTCGACCGTGGTGAAGCCGAGATCTTCCCCGCTCACCTGATTGAATCCCTCGCTCGGGAGCGGCGGCACCGCCCAGGTCTCGCCGGCCGGCACGGTAAACGTTTGCGGCGCGGCGGCAGGGTCGCCTTTCCGTCCGAGGGGGCCGTATGGCACGGAAGCGATCGTCACGATGCACGGGCTCGCGCCGCCGTTGATGATCCAATAGGACGTGCGGCCATCGGCCAGAAAGTGATTGCCGCCCGCCGCCGCCGCCGCGAAGGTCACATGCGTGGGCGTGAGTCTGCCGATCTCTTGAGTTGCAACGGCCGTCTTTGCCGCCATGGCCTACTCCTCCTCTTCCTTTTCGATCTGCGGTTCGTCGGGATCGAGCGCCGGTGCTACTCGCTTTGCCACGTCCACCGCGACGCCAGCGCCGATGAGTCGGACGCCGGTTTCCTCATCGACCTCGTACTCGCTGCCGACCAAGTAGATCGTCCGCGATCCATGCGGATCGCCATCGGAGTGGAAGTTGATGCAGCGAATCCTCATCGCGTCATCCTCCGCTGATGATCTCTCCGCCGGCGCCGTAGAGCTTCGGCGCCGGCGCGCTGCCGTCGGTTGCGTCCTCGAGTCGCGCGAGCCCGCGCGAGACGAACGCGTCGACCTGGTCGTCGGAGACGAAGAAGCTCTGCCCGGGCTCGAAGTGCTGCTCGGCGCGGTTCTCCGGCTCAAAGGTGAATTTCTTCTCGGCGATCAGGTAGGGCATCAAGCCGCCTCCCGCTCGCGCGCCGTTCGAAAGTTGAGCGAGTATTCCGGACGGCCATTCTCGTCGATTCGAAAGAGCGCCGGCGAGTGGTCGGCTTCGATCGAGATGTAGGTGGACGATCCGATGAGCCCCGATCGATCGTGTAGATGGTCGTGCAGCTCTTCGGCCTTCGCCGCCGCCTCGGCGCTGTCGTGCGGGTTGCCGCGGACGCGAAGCTGGAGCGCCGGGTAGTCGAGGCCGAGAGACTTCTTCGGGTCGGGAACACGCCCGCTCGACTGGAACACCGCGATCACCCGGTGCGGCGCATCGGGCATGATGTCCTTCGTCACCGCGAACGGCGCGGCCATGGCGGCGATATCGCCGGCGATGTCGTCTACGAGGCTCATCCGACGGCGATCCTCCTGAGCTCCGCGTCGATCTCGCGCCCGATGGCGTCGGGGATCGACGGCAGAACTTCGCTCAGGCCCTTCGAGAGGAATTTCGCCCCACCGACCTTGTGGTGGAGCGTTTCGTCTTCGTGCTGGACGACGGCGTAGGGGGCAGCAGGTCCGCCAGCGGCGACTTGAGTGAAGATCGTGCCGCCGCGGATGTAGGCAGGCACGGCGTGTAAGGAGTTCCTCAGGTGGCCGTCCCTCAAGGGAGTCTTCGGCAGAGTGCGGGTCTTTACCTCTTCGGCCTTCATCGTGAGCCCGCGCTTGGCGCCGATCACTCCGGCGAGGCCGGCAAGACGAAGCTTCCGGCCAAGATCCGGCGCGTGTACCTTCACGCGAACGATCTTCGAGGAAGCCATCAGGCGCTCACCCCGTGAACGACGAGTTCCCGAAGTAGACCTTGAAGTGATCCACCTCGCCCGTCTCCGGATCGCGCGGATCGCCGACCGCGAGAATCGGCACGACGCGTCCGTTGTCGAGCGTGAGCCGGTCCTTCTCGCCGATCGTTGCCGGCGGCGCGACGATGAGGAAGCCGCGAGAGACGATCTCCCGCCCGTCGGTCGTACGCACCACGGTCGTCCGGTCGACGCGCCGACAGCGATACGACGTCGGCGCACCGTAGCTCGGCTTGCCGCGCGCATCCTCGCTCGCGAACGGCTCGACTGTGATCGTCTGCGTCAGCATCTCTGCGAGCTCTGGATCCATCGGATTCACTCCGGCGCCCGGGGGCAGAACCCCCGAGGAAGTTGTTCGGCCTTGCCGAGCGCCGGTGGTCGCCTTGCGGCAACACCTGCTGATTTACGCGCATGCCGGCCGCCTCCAGTCGTGGAGCAGCCGCACCGATGACAGCGGCAGGTTGCAATCGTCGTCGGTGGACGAAGCGCCTTCGTAGGTTATCGTCGTGTCGGCCACCCGCTTCGACTGGACGCGGCGCGACTTCCCCGAGGCCTGCTGCTCGTACCAATCGGCGACAGCGTTCAGGCACGCGCGCTCGATGTCGTCGGGCAGGTTGCGGACGCGAAGGGTTACGGTGTCGGGCGCGTCGTCGACAATCGCCTCGGTGACGACGATCTTCTCGTCGGTCGCCGACTCGACGAGGTAGACGCCCTTGTTCGCGCCGCTCGGGATCTCGAGCACGTCGCCCGCGACCAGCAACGGGAAGCCGCTGCCGTTGATGCTTCGATCGGATGCGACGAAGGTCACGCCCTCGACGTCCGCGAGATCATCGTTCGGCAGCAGCCAGCCGGCCGGGTAGTCGAAGAGCCAATCCTCGAGCGCGCTCGACGGGTCGACGATCTCGGAGAGATAGCCGACGGCGCGGCGAACGCGCGCGGCCATGCCGAAGCCGCTCTCGCGGGTCAGCACACCGAGCGCCGAGTCCTGGACAGTGACACCGAGGACAGCAATGCCGTCGCGGGTCACCTGATCGATGCCGAGCACCGGCAGCCGCCACCCGACGCCACTCATCATCTCGCCGATCTCGAGGTCGATGTCGTCGGTGCCGGCGGCAGATTCCCGCCAGCGCTGGCGGGCGAAGGTGCGCCGGGTATAGCGCTGGATCGCGGCCGTTGCCTGGCGGATCAGGTCCTCGACGACTGCTTGGGCGCTATCGCCCTGCTTCACCGCGGCGAGCGCTCGCGCGGTCGTCGTGAGCGCCGTCGATCTCGGGGCTGTGAGCGGCTGGAGCATCGGTCATTCGCGCGTCGTCGGTTTCACCGTCGGTTTTCCCGTGAAACGCTCTTCGTCGCCGCGCCGCGGATCATCTTGTCGACCGGCGGCTTTCGAACGTCTTTCACGGGCCGTGGTAGATCCCGAGGCCGCGGCTTCCCCTGGTCAGCCACCGACAACCCCCTCCTCCCGCGCTTCCTCGATGTGATCGGCGGTCGGGTTCGGCACGCGCACCTCGCCGGTGACACCCTCGGGAAGCTCCGCGGCGGTCGGCGGCTTCACCTCGTCCATCTCGGCCGCCTCGCCCGCCTTCAGCGCCTTGGCGAGCGCCTTGTTTTTTCGATCGACTTCCTTGGTCTCGGCGGGATCCTCGGCCACGTAGCCGAGGAACTCGCCGCGGCGTGGGTTCAGGTGATGGGTGATGCGGTACGCGGTTTCGAGGTCGAAGGATGCCTCGTCGCCGGGCATCCATTTCGCGTACGGCCTCGTGATTCGAATCAGCGCTTTCATGGGATCACCTCGGGGAAGGTTTCTCCTGTTCGGGTCTCAGCTCTCCGGGTCAGCCGACCGCGGGAAGATGGTCGGTGCCGCCGATGAGCAGACAGCTCGATGCCTTCACCGTGTCGGTGCCCGACGCGGAGAGGTTGAGAGTCACCTGCTCGCGCACCCACTGGCGCGCGCCGGAGAGGTCGACGTCGAGCTCGACGACACCGCGAACGGTTCCGCCGCCCGTCGGGCCGGTCGCCACGACGGTGGCCGGGAAGGCCGTGCCGTAGTCGGCCGCGTCGCCGCCAGCGAACGAGGAGGCCGCCGCGTCCTGCAGGTTGGCCGCGACGGTGAGCGTCTCGTCCTGAGCGAGGACTGCCTCGAACAGGATCAGCAGCTTGCCGCTGAGCCCGAGCGTGCGGCCGGCCTTCAGCCGATCCTTCGCCTGGCCGTTCAGCTCGACGTTGTCGTTGCCGGCGCCGGCGGTGATGGCCTGGAAGGGGATTCCCCCCTCGCTGCACGCGAAGAAGTACTTGCCCATGTCCTGTCGAGTCGGATGCATGATGCGTCCTCCGTTACGTTTGGTTCGGTCCTCTCAGCTCGTTTCGGGACTCGCCCTCAATGCCGATCAGGCGCCCCAGCCGACGCCGGTCAGGACGGCGACGGACTCTTCGTTGCGGACGGCCAAGTCGGTCTCCTCCTGGACGATGACGACGGTCTCGTCGCGCTCGGCCGCCGACTGCAGCACGCCGTTCGCGTCGTGATAGGCCATCTGATCGAAGGCCTGGACGGTGATCGACTGCGTGTCGCCGATCTTCACGTCGACGAAATCGACGTAGTAGACCTCCGACTTGTTGGTCGAGAGGTTGATCGGGATCTGGGAGGTGACGCCGAAGGCGGCGCCCCACAGCGACCCGGCCAGCATCTCGGCCCGGAAGGCGTACTGACCGTCGGAGGTCAAAAGCGTCTGCAGGAAGACGTTGGTACGCGGCGCGAACATCCAGCCCGGTCGCTCGCCGGCGACGTCCGCCTGCTGGTGCGCCAGCACGAGCTTGGCGAGGTCGGCGTTGACGACCCGGTGGTCGGTCGCATCGCCCGCGAGCGCGGTTGCCGGGATCAGGTTCGCCGCCGGCGCCCAGTTGCGGATGCCCTTCGGCGTGAAGGCGGTGCCGGTGCCGCGGATGAAGGCGATGTCCTCGGCGCGCCTGATCTGCTGCACCATGGTGGTCTGGACGCGCTGCTCGATGTTGGTGCCGCGGCGGATGGCGTCGTTCGGGATGGGGATGATGGCGCGGAGCTTCTTGGCCACCATCTTGATCTGGCCGAAGCTCGGCTCGGTCGCGTTCTGCGACGGCGTTTCGCCCACCCACTCGGCGGCGCCATCGCCGGTCTGCTTCGGGATCGTGGTCTGGCCGCCGGGCATGTCCTCGATCATCGCGCCGAGGGTCCGGACGACGACGCGCGGACGAAGCAGCTCGATGAAGTCCGAGGACATCTGCTCCTGCGCGAGGGCGCCGGCGCCGGTGAGCTCGGAGATGCCGAGGCCCTTGATGCGCTCGAAGACCTTCTCGTCGCGGCCGTAGCGCTTCTCGGCGATCGCCAAGAGCGCGGCGCCGCTGTCGACCTTGGCGACCTTGGCGCAGGCCATGATCGAGGCGACGCGCGTGACGAGCGCGTAGTCGCCGTTCACGGGCTTGTCCGGCAGCGCGCCG